CCCACATTGGTCGTAGTGTCGATAGTGGAGTTACCTACCGTCGTGCCTGAAGTAGCAATAGGCACGACGCCGTTGGTAAGGCCAGACAGACCGCCACCCGTGCAGCCGACATTCGTCACCACCGCAGTAGAGCCTGTATAGCAGAGTGTGCTGGTGCTGGGGGTGAGGTAGTTGAGTTCTAAACCTGTTGCAACGAAGGTAGCTACCGTAACCGGGGCGGTATCGATCACGGTGCCCACATTCACCGCAATCGAAGAACTGACACCGCTACCTTCCGTGATCTGCTCCGTGATGGAGGCAGATGTTTGGCTAACGTTTAGTGGATTTCCATTCGCGTCAACGTTAGCCCCGATGCTGAATATTCCGCTCGTATTTCCATGAAGACAGCTAGCCATGCTGTTTACAGAGAAGACCGGCTCCGTGATGATGCACAGGCTGTTGTTAGGAAGGGTATAGCCGGAATTGTTGATCGAAAGCGCCTGCGACACGGCCACTGTTCCAGGGTTTACGTTTCCGAAACCCAACACACTCAAAAACTGTGTTCCAGAAAAATCATCCACGTCAAAGATAGATGAGGTTTGTCCCGTAAACTCTCCGCTCACCACGAACGATGTTTGGTCGTTACCGTCTGTAGGATTCACGTACAGAGGGAGCGCAGAGGTGAGCACGCCTGAGTTGGTGATCCCGTTGTCGAGGGGTGAATCGCCCAACGTCGTTGTGGATGCAGCCTGCGGAAGAAATCCTGTCGTCAGCGGCCCCACCGTCCCGCCACCTGCAACCCAGTTCCCTTCGTCATTGCAGAACAGTCCGCTGGGTGTGCCATGAGGCGCGCAGTTGACGAGCTGCGTTCCCGCAGTATTCGACAGGCTGTTGAGGATTGGGCTGTTTCCGGTGATTACTAGCCCGCCGCCTACCGTAAGCTTTCCGCTTACTTGTACCTGAGCCTCGAAAAGCGTATTGCTGCCGAATACCTGAGTCTGGGCCAGGCCGGGGTTGATCGCGTTGTTGAAACCAATCTGCGTGCCGGTGCTCACTGCCATAAGCTGGGGCCCAGTAGGGCTCTCGGCCAGCGAAAACACATTGCCCTCGATTGTGGACCCCATGACGTGCGAATTGGCCCCGTACCCATTCGTTCCGCGACGAAAGCTGAGCTGATTCAAGACGAGCGACGTTGGGGTTATCGAGTCCCAACAGATAGCCTCAACGATCGGAGCCGTCCAGCCGCATCCCGTCGAAGGCCAGCCGGTCGTAGATGACACAGGGATGGTTAGTGATGTGGAGGTAATGGCCGCCGTAGTCACAAGATTTGTGACCGAGAAGGTCGGGTTGTTCTGGTCAAGATTTGCGCATGTCGGACCGGCACAATACGGTGGCAGGGCGCAGGACCCCCCTACCATGCAAGACACGCCGTTGATATCAATGACGCCCCCGCTACTGCCAGCAGAGTTGTTGCAGACATTCGGAACCACCAAACTGCCTCCGCCCGGCTTGGAGATGGTTTCCGTTACGCATTCGTTCAGAGGAATGTAGTACCCGTAGTTGCCGCTTATATCGGTAGTCACTAAAGACGACGCGATCGGAGAGGAAAGAAGCGGGTCGGAATAGATCGTGGCCGCCGCCCCTGTTGAAGTTAGAGTCACCGATACACGCGCGCCGGGCACGATTTGCGCGACGACGCCGTCATTCCCCCGCGCGATGACTTGGGCGGTGCGATGGTATCCCGTCGTTGCTTGTCCGAATAATGGAAACGGCAAAAACAGCAAAAGTAATGTAAAGAGTAGCTTCATTAATTGCCCCTCGCCGACCACATGATGTAGATGGTGTTGGCCAGATTGGCCCCGCCACCGCCAACCAAAACGTTGGAGGCTGCGTGTGCTGTGAACCCTGTCGTGGCTATACTGTTATCCAGCACATTCACGCTGATGCTGTTGTTGCCCGAGCAAGCGCTTTGCGGGCATCCGTAAGCTGTCAGAATCGGAATGAGATTACTGGTGGTGGTAAACGGGAAGGGAAAGGTTACCGACTGGCTTGTTTGATTCGCTCCGGTAGGGATCGGACCCGCGCGGCCCCACTCCTCAATCGTCCCGTCTGCGCCAATTTCGTAGCATCCGTTTGCGTTACAGGTCCGCGAACTACCCGGTAAGCTGCAGTTCGAGCCGAGGGTGCAAGTCGTAGAGTTGTTGATCGTGAAGGAGGAATTCGCCAGAGACGAGTTCGGTATGGCAGAGGCCGTAACCGAAAGAATAGGCGCGGAAGTGGGGTTCGCCACGGACGGCGTAAGCCACGACGGCCATGAACCCGTGAGGAAGTCTGTGAGGGTTCCGGAACCTGTCGTGCAGACTCCATTGGTGGAGGTGCAGACAGGCGATCCTTGGATGTTCATAGGTACGCTAGCCGTGATCACCACATCGGACATTGAGAGCGGGGTAACTCCGTCCGTGTTGTCGATGATGCTGAACAGCGACCCGGTGCCCGAGACCTGAAGGCTCCACGAGGTCGAACCGGTATTGACGAGGTTCAGGCCCGTCTCAGAATGGCTGCTCTGGATAGTCTGGTCTTGGCCGAAGGTGTTCGCGTTGGATAGCAAGGGGAGGACCGAACCGCTCGTTCCAATAGCCGTGGTGGCCGCCGCAGTAAACGCAACCCCGTTGGTCTTGAGGCAAGTGATCGCTCCACTCGCAACGAGCGTGCAATCCCCCGATAGATTTTCGGGAGCGTACACAGATCCGGTCTGCCCCACGAGAATCTGACCAGCAGCAGGTGCCACGATGGTTCCAGTACCACCGTTCAAAGTTCCCACCGGAAGGGCTAACCCAGCGTTACCGCAGATGTTGGCAACCGTGAGGGTACCGGAACTCGGGTAAGAGATGGTTTCCGTTACGCAGGTGTTGAGTGGCAGATAGTAGTCGTAGTTACCTTGGTTATCGGTAGTCAGGATCGAACCCGGGATGGTCAGGGTCAGAAGAGGGTCGGAGTAAATTGTCGCGGCGATACCGGTTGCGGTGCTAGCGACGAAAATAGAGGATCCGGGTACGACTTGCGCTACAACTCCGGAGTTACCTCGCGCGATAATCTGATTGACGCGATGGAACCCGGCAGTCACTTGTGCGTGACACAAGGACGGGAGCAGCGCGAAAAGTAGGAGTAGCTTCTTCATTGTTTTCCATTATCTGGACTGGTCGATTTGTCCACGCTCGCCGCGAGCTTGTTCGTTCCGTAGGGCATTAAACAAAACGTCCCCTGCCCCATAAGAATGGCGGCGGGGACCCAGAGGTCACTAATTTGTGGGTGCAGAACGCTCCAGTGCGCGAGCAGGAACCAGAGAGATGCGGTGTCCCAGCCCATGCAGAAGACAATACAGATGAGGGACGCAAACCGCCCGAAGCTGGCGTTTGAGGAGCTGCTGAGTACATCTCTAAAGAAACTCATCGTGTTCCCTTCTGGACCATCTCGGTCTGGCGGAGCGAGTTTAATTTATCTTCGATCCATAAATTTTTCTGAGTCTGAGAAAGATTTTCCGAGGAGTCCACAAGCTGCTGCAAGAAGAGCTGCATGGTCGTCATGTAGCGAGGGTCGTTGGTGTACTCGTAGCCTTTGGCGTCAAATCCAGAGTTGTAAATGAAACTCAAGTAATCCGGAATAGGCTCCCAGGTTTGGTCAACAGAGGTGAACAAGGAAGCAGAATTCTGGTACTCAACCACGATGTTGTACACTTGGTCGGGCGCGGGAAAGATGCGGAAGGTGATATTGCCTTCGCCGTCGTCGAACTGCGCCGAGATGCGAGCAGGCTGGTTAGTCTGAGCGTCTGCCCCAAAGATCAACCCTACCTGGAGCTCGTGGGTAAGATAACCATTTACGGGTTCGTACGCGACGGCCTTCTCGATCCACCCAAAAGTAGGCAAGTTGACTACGTAATCTGTCTGTCCGATGATGGTTACAAACGTGGGGTCCGTGAAAGTAGCCGCGGTGCGATTCCACCTCCAGGCGAACGGAGGCGACAGGATGAGTTGCTTCACCCAGTCGGCGTTGGAAAACGCGGGATCGTTCGCTGTGTTCTTTTGAAACAACAGCGGCTGTAGGCGCAGAAACTGCGACGTACGATTGATCGTCCGCTGTAACTCAATAGTGGAGGCCACGTTACCTCGGAGGGATGATTGACTTGGGGAGGTTTTTTAGCAGGACCGCCGTCAGCTTTTGGGTCTGGTTCTCCAGCATGTTTTGGAAGAACGGGCGCGTCGTGTCGGAAAGGAAGGGTTCAGCGTGGTCGTGAAAAGGATCAACCAGGATGTGGCAAAGTTCGTGGGTGAGAATCAAGACCAAGTGGTCGATGTCACCCTTTTTGAAATCTTCCTCGCACATCTGGTACGTGGTGAGGTGCGCCTGCATATAGGTAGAGTCGATACAGATGTCTGCGGCGCAACTACCTTTAGCGGCTGGGACATGTTCTATGGTGATGATCCACCCCGGAAGGTTGAGGTAATCAGCCATCCGCGTTACGAAGCTGGCGACCCAGCTCCCGTACGTCACCTTCTTCATTTTGGCTCCGAGGATTACTCGATGTCGTGGAGGTAGGACAGCTCGATCGCGGCCAGAGGATCCATCACAGTACGGAAGCCCGATGCAGAATCTTTATTGAAGCTCTTCTTCTTGCGCCACTGGTAGAAGTCTGGGTCCGACTGCTTGAAGATTCGCTGGCAGACAGTGCAGATACCGGTGGTCTGGCCTACGTCGCCGCGGTGCCAGATAATGGACGTGCGGCCCGCGATGTCTTTGGACTCGCTCAGCGGACTGCAACCGGCTATGTGCTCGCAGTTGTCCTGGGCGAACTTGTTGTTGGCCTTGGTGCGCTTTTCCTGCTCGCGCTGCTGGTCCTTGAACTGCTTGTCGTTGGCTTCATTCGCCAGGTCGCGCGCAGATTTGAGGGCTTCTTTCGGTTCAGCCAGCTTGAGGATCGCATCGGTCTGAGCGGCGCTTGCGGCTGCGGCCTGCTTCTGAACCTCGATCAACTGCTGTTGCATACTGGCTACGAGCGTCAAAAGTTGCTCGGTAGACATTGCGGGCTGGACTGCTTCGACGGCCTTCGGGGTTTCGGGTGCTACAGATGCTGCGGAAGTTTCTTTGATGGTGGCATTCGCCATAACGGGCTCCTAGTCCAATCCGGACTGACGGGGTTATATGATTTTGGTGCTGTTGCGGTGGTTATGAAGGTGCTTGTACCACAAAGAGCTTTCCCCGCCAGAGGGAGGACCAAACTCTTTGTTGCACTGCTGCTCGGTAAGGATGTTGTTTTCGATGAACCGGATTAGTACCGAGCGCCAACCCATTTCAGTGGTTCGGATCAGCACGTCGCGGGCCTCGTCGAACTCATACGAAGAGAACTCAGGCATCATGCCAAGGGTCACGTAGCCTAGGTATTTGAAGGGATTGCCGCCCCATTCAGGCTTGTTGACGCCGTTCGTCACATACAACGCCAGATCAGTGACAATTCCACCCTGCGTGACGTACAAACTCGGACAGATGTGATGGAGTTTCTGAAGGAACAGAGAAGCATCCATCGCCCGACCCCGACGATCTTTACGCATTTCTTCTTGATCAGGATGGCGCTGACGTTGGGTTCCGTGAGAGTTGAAGTTCATTTCCTTCAACCTGGATACATGCTCGGCGATACTGAGGCGGGGGGCTTCGAGGCACTTGAAACACTGCGCGCCGTGGCCTGTCTTGCGAGAGGAATCTTTGGGGTAGAACTTGAAAGTCAACAGTCGCGCGCAAGACTGGCACTCGATTCCACGGATCTCGTTGTCTACGCCCGCCTCGTAGTCGATGATGTCAAACTCGTCTACGATCATTCAGGCATCCAGATCTTGCTCTCTGGCGCGGCTTCTTCTTGGGGAAGAGCCTCACTCAGCTTGGCGTCGATCGACTTGATGAAGTCGAGGACAATCTCACCGTCTTCCCCAGGCTCCGCGTTGACACCAGAAGCGCGCTCGATGATCAGAGACCCGTCTTCCTTCTTCAGGACAGCGACGATTACGTGGCCGACTACGGATTCAAAAACCAGCGGCTCGGCAAGTCCGTCTACGCGCACGGATACAGACATGTGGCTCCTTGGCCCATTGCTCGGGCGATTCCAGATAATGGAAAGTGTGCCGGTTTTGGTCTATGGGAGACCGGCGGACCCGTTCAGATGCGACCGAAGTCGCTGAACATCTTTATACGCGATCCAGAACAAACTCCTGCACCGAAATCGTGCTGGAAGCGGCGTTTCCGAGCGTCACTGTGGCCGACAACGAGAGGAGGGCGGCAGTCACGCTGGCAACTGAGGTAAAGGCGGTCGGGGCGGTCCACTGTTTGGTGGCACCATACGCGATATTCGCGGTATACCAACCCGTGAAGATCTGGGAAGTGGGGTCCCACTGCGCCGTGGCTTCGATATAGAAGTTGAACGCTCCGCCAGCCGCCATGGCGAGACCAGCACCCGTGGTGCCGATTACGTTATTCGAGGCGGGGGTTGTGGACGTGCCCTGACGGAGGTTGAAGGTTACCGTCTGACCCGCATTCGCGCCCGCGTTGCCGATACCAGCGATACGGATTTTCATCAAGTGGGCGTTCCACGAGTTGACGCTGAACTGGTCGTTCGACTCTCCGCTGGGGAGGCCGTACACCATCGCCGAGCGTTCAGTGACCGCCTGGTTGGCGTTGGTATCCAACCCGCCAGTTGCGCCGTAGACCTGACCGCCCGTGGGGACGACGAGAAAGTAGGGGGTTGTGCCGGTGTCAGTGTTAACCACCAGTTGGGTTTCGGTAGTGGCTACGGCGACAGTTTGCACAGGAAAACTATTCCTGACGGTTCCGCTTAGACCAATTCCCGCGACGCTGCTTGTATTCGACATTTGTTTATTCCTTTGAAGTTATTTTTGGGTTTGCTCTAAGCCCCTGACGCAGGCTAAGGATTTATGAAACGGTGTCTGCACGATTTCCAGGTTGAACTCGGGCGGGTTTGAAGATAGGTTCGGCCCCGAGTTTGCCGTTGCTTAGGTACATAGCAACCGCCCCGCCTGGGTCAACCAAAATGCTTTTATGATCCTGATATAACGTCGAGCCTAGTTCGTGAATCACGGACGAATGGGCGACGATCAGAGGGGGTACTCCGCACTCCATGAACACGTCAACCGCTTCAAAGAAGCAGGGCTGAATTCGCGTTTTGAACTCGTTGAGTGACTCGCCGCCGGGGATCTGGGTGTCGGGGTCGTCCAAGTAGACTTGAAGATCCGCTTCCGACTCGGGAGTACGCTTCTGGCCAGAGAAGTCACCTACGTTCAGGGCGCGCAGGGATTCCGATTTGTGAATTGGAATTTGCTTCTCGCGCGCGATAATCCCAGCGGTCTCGGTAGCCCGAACCTTGTCGGAACTGAAAATGTGGGAGATGTCGATCGTGCTGAAGAGGTTAGCGATTATTTCAGCATCGCGGATACCTTCAGGAGCTAGAGGAGGGTTCAGGTTACCTCTGAAACATCCAGATTGGTTGAGCGTTGTCGAACCGTGCCTGACGATGTAGGCCACGATGGTCTTGTCGGACATGGTGTTTCCCTTTAGCAGGATAGACCGATGTCACCCACGTAAAGGGTCTCAGTCGTAATACTCGCAATCAGCGCCCCGCCACCGGACACGGGCGATTCAAACTCAATTCCCTCCAGCTCGATCTTCAGTTCCAGGAGGAACGGGGCGAACTCGGGGTGTTTCACCATCTCGGATTTTCGGTTCGCGAGAAGTTCCACGGCGAAGCGTCTGTAGTCGCGGGTGGCCGACTCGTTGCGGGCCAGGTCGCGGAGGACTCCGTCGGGAAGGTGCTGAAGATGATCCCAGCGGTCGTCCCATATATCTTTGTGTGCCATGTCGTATTCCATTTCTCGGAAAAATTGTTTTGGAGCCAAGATTCAGACTTGAACTGAAAACCTAACCATTACGAGTGGTTTGCTCTACCGTTGAGCTATCTTGGCGGAAGGGTCGGACGAATTTCCGTCGTCCTTCCTACTGGCGTTGTAGACCTAACGCGTTCGGGTCGCCCATTACTCCGGGTCCAGAGCATAGCTTGTTTTGTCTACGGCTGGTGAATTTCTGGAGCAGCGGTTGGGACGTATGCTACGTTCGGGATAACCCGGTAGACATTGGGTCTGATTCCAACCGCCGCATGGTTTGGAGCGCCCTCTCGCGCGTGTCACACCACTGGTTACGACAAGGTGTCGAAGATCAGGCCGTCGCCCAATACCAATCTCCTAAAACGCAGGCCGCTGTTCCTAATCGGTTTTGGACAGACTTGCCCGGCGAGTTTCGTACAGCGGGGATACGGTTGGAGATCGTCCGCCCGTGCCCGCTGTTCTAATACCCACCAGCCTGAACAATCTCCTCGCGCGCCGGGGGCTAACCAGCGGGCGGCTTGACCCCGAGGAGGAACAACGACCAGCCAAATTCCATTTTCTGGAATAAACTAATTGCCGCAGGGTGCGGATTTAGACCTCGCACGGCTTCCTAGGAGCCGACCCGCCGGTGTTGAAACCCGCGGTGCCTTTACTGATTCGTGCCAACCCTGCCGCAATCAAACCCGGACTGGAGAAAGGAGGGTAAATCCAGCCCGGTAAACGGCACACCGAAGCGCGCCATTTAATCTCTATGACTACTCGTCATCATCTGTACTATACCACTTATACTTCCCGGTGGCAAGCAGTTCACGAAACTTTTTGAAGCGGGAGATTGGGATGGCGACCATAGTAGTTTTTCCAACGGTGCCGACCAAAAACCCGCATATCGCCCGCTGGCTCAGACAGACAATCGCCGACCCACTCGACCCGCCGTTAGTTCCCGGCAGTTGGAGCAGCATAGCGTTCGTCCAGTTGATGTTGTTGTCGTCATCCTGGATGGAGCGATCAACCTGAGCCCGGGACACCCGACCGAAGAAAGTCTGTTTGCCGAGACCCAAGGGGCTGGCCACGTTTACTACTTGTTCGGTGTCGTCTGTGGTATCGGTACCGATTGCCACTACGGGGAATTGTTTATCTGTGGTAACTTTGAAGATGCAGAAGTCGTCGCCCTTGGTCTGCATACCGCAGCCCTCGACCTTGGCTTCGAGGAAGTCCTTCACGTTCGGCTTATCCGAGCTGATAAAGAACAAACTCTTGTCCACTACGGCGCGGTGAGTTTCTTTGTCGTCGTTCGCGGCGCAGTGAGAGGCGGTGGCAAACTCGTAAACTCCCTTGTCGTGGGAAATTGCGGTCGCCGTGCAGAGCATCTTCATGGTGCCCATTGCGTCTTGGGAGAACAGGAGGACGGTGGCGGGGTACAGAGTCTTGGAGATGAAATCAGCTTCGGACTGGCGCACAACAGAGACCGTGACCGAGGGATTCAAGGATGGATTGAGGCTCGTAAACCAACCCGTGTCCGCCGTTGCCGATTTACAGCCGTTTTGCTCGGTGCAAGGTGTTTGGGCGCGAAGCGTTCCGCAGGTTAAAACCATTACCGCAACAGCCAAGAGCTTCTGCATACTCCCCCTTATTTGCTTGGTGTCGCCTTCGGAACTGCTACGAGACCTGCTGTTTTGTCGTCCCACTGGTAGCCGGGGTGCTCAGCGACGATCGCGGCGACCGTAGTCTGGTACTCGGTCTGAAGTTTCTTCTGTTCAGTCTGAAGCTGCGCTAGCTGGGTCTGAAGCAGAGAGAACTTGAGCTGGATGTTCTCCAGTGTCAGCTTCTCGACATCAGTCGGCTGCAGGGCCGGAACGACCGCCAACTGCGGGGCTGGCTTAGCGGGAGGAGCAGGTTTGGTTTGCGCGAAGGCGGGCACGGTGAGTGCGGTCGCCAAGATGAGTCCGAAGATGCTGCTTGTTCTCTTCATCATTGAGTTTTTACCCTTTTACTTTTTTGAGGTTCTTGTTCTTACGTTTTGCTGCGGGGCTTGCGTTCCGAGTTGCGTTTGCGAGGATGGCTCCTGCCGACTTTTTCGAGACACCCTCGGATTTGGAAATCTTATTTTGAACTTCTTTGAATCCCATATTGCGCTCCTCCCATAAAGGGCCAGAAGAGTATACAAAACAAAGTGGTGTTGGCCCGCTTATCTGTAATGCCCTGCTCCTTGAAAGCCTTCAGGACGAAGTAAGACTTAACACATCCGGTGAAGACCCATGCGGCGACTACAGTGTCCATACTCCCTCCAGATAATGGAAATTGGCTGGGGAACTTGGGGTCGAACCAAGAACCGTTCGGTTAACAGCCGAATGCACTGCCAATTGTGCTATTCCCCATCGCGTCCGAGCCTGCGGTGACTTACCCTTGCGGTGCGCCGCAGGCCTCAGAGTCAAATTTGATCCCTCGGACCGCTTCCCCGGAAGTGTGCAGGCTTTCCGCTGGAAGGAGGGAACCGTTTCGTATCCAAACCCTTGCACGGGTGTAAGGACATAGGAAGCTCGGCGTCTCATGAGAAGGTACTTGTGGGTTTCCCGACGTGTGCCGTGTGTGTCAATTTCGTTCAACTATGGAACTATTCTATCATAGTCAGAAAAATGTGTCAAATTTCCATTATCTGGAATTAGGCACTAAGGTCTTCGGCAAGGAACTCGTTCACCAGTTTTCGCATCTCGCGCGCGATCCCTTGGTTCTTGTGGTAACGGGTGAACAGGTTGCTGTTCCGGATCGCGGGGTCTTGTCCGGGCCAAATCCGATTCATCCCTGCGGGGTTGTCAGTCGGGTTTCGGGTGAGTACGGGGTGCCAGACATGGAATACCGCGGACGGCAGAGTCTTATGCGGGGAGTACAGCGTGTCCATCGCCAACATGGCCGCCTGGTCTTCGCCGCCCCAGCCTTTGAATCTCGGGTCCCAGCCGCCGACCGTGTAGTACGCTTCCCGGGGAAAGATCTGAGCCATCGCTCCGTACCAGTGGCCAACGCGAGAAGCTGGAAGTCCTTGGCTGAGTCCGGTGTTGCTGAAGTCTTCAAGAGGCGGCGGACAGGACGGTAGCCTGGGGTTTGCTGGGTCTGAGGCCGTAACACTGTTAGAAGCCGCCTCGGTTAGGCGATACAACTGGCGGTACGGGACAAACCACAGCTTAGCTTGGTGTGATCGCGCCAGTCGGATTTCTTCGGCGGCGTGCAGCATAGACTCTTTGGCAAGGAAGATGTCCGCATCAAGTACCGCAAAGATATCTCCATTGGCCCGACTGGCTGCATCGTTGACTGCGGCAGACTTTGAGAACGGTACTGAACTCGGGTCGTCGCCCAATACAATCTCAGCTTCGGGCAGGGCGGCTTCCCAATACTTCTTGAGCCATTCCCAGTTACGGGCTCGGACACCGTTAGGATCGTCGAGGCGAAGCGGGACTAAAATGCTGATGCCCTCACCGGCCATATAAACTACTCAATTCCCGGTAGGCGTCAAAAACTTCGAAGCGGCGTTCATTTACCCAGTTGCGGGATGGCTCTTGCATCTTACCCAGTTCAAGTGGGAGGTGAATCGAGGCCGCGTAGTCGTGGTACTTGAACAACCCACCCTCAACTTCCAGGGCGTCGCAGGGTTCGAGTTGCCGCGGAATGCCGCCAATCGCATCTGCGGAAATAATCCCGTGGAGGGAGGAGGTAACCAGCGCGCGGCAAGAGGCGATATCGCGCAGGACGGACAACGGTTCGGCGCGGGGGCTGATCACCTTGCACGAGACCTTGTCAGTCTGGAATTTCTCGACCAGGAACTTATCCTTCCAATGCGGGAGGATGCCCAGGTCATACTTCTTTTCTTGCGGCTCGATCAGCTCATTGGCCAGCAGGCCGGGGTCGCCGAGAGCGAAGGTACCGGTGAATCGAGAGGCGGTCAGCGGGCCGCGGAGAGCTAAAATCTTGGCGGCGGACGGGTCGAACTTGAGTGGGTAGGATTCGCGGAGGATGCCGGAACCAACCACGTATCCGGACCAACCGGCGGGCAGGTATTCTAAAAGGGACCCGACTGATACGACTTCGGATTCTCCGTTCGGGGCGTGCTGACAATCCAGGTAGGCGAAACGCTTGAGGAGCAGAGGAGCGAGCCGGTCACCGAAGTTCGGGATGCCCGTCCACCAATGCGCCTTCACGGGCCGAACTTCCGATGTCATCCCGCCCCACCCCCTTGACCCGATTAGCTTACGGCGGCGTTTACCGCTCTGTTTATGATGAGTTGCATCGCCGGAAACTGGCGTATAGAAAAGTATTCGGGCGGGGCTAAGAAGCGTTTCGTGCCGTCGGCGAGGAGGAGGCGTTCCATTATCTGGACTAGTTGATCGCGATGGTGTTAGGCGCGCCGCCTTGGAGAGTCCCAGTGCCGCTTGTCCAGGTAATTTCACCCCAGGGTTGAGCAGGAGGAAACCAAGGAGGAGTACTGGGGTAGTAGTAGGGATATTTGTCGATCCAAGGTACGCCGCGCCCACAATGAGGACAACGACCGCAGTGCGGGCAATCAGCGCTCTGATGTCCTTGGTATGGGGCACCAGACTGCGTTTGTGCGACAGAGGCGGTACCTTGGCTGAGGTTACTAGCCGCCTGCTGCTTGGCAGCGTACTGTTCGAGCGTGTCTTTCGAAATAGCTTTACCCACCGGCTCGTCGGTTGAGTGCATGTACTTTGAATATCCGTCGGGCGGGTACGCCATTTTAGATTGCTCCTAAAATTTTACTGCGGGGATGCTTCGCGCTGGCGGCGGTTCTTTTGGGCTTCGCTTAGCTTGGCACGGTGTTCGGGCGACAGTTGACGACCTAACTTAGCTTGCCTCATTTTCTCAAGAGTCTCGGGAGAGAATTCTCGACCGAGCATCCGTTGCCTAATCTTTTCGCACGTTTCTTCGGAGTGCGGGCCTAGCTTTACGCCGCGCGTCCGAGCGCCTATTTTCTCTTTCGTTTCCTCGGTGTGCGTTCTTCCGAAGAAAGGATTCTTTTCTCCGACCAGCAACCCCGTCAGCGTTTCACTAATCTTCTGCCTTGTTTCGGGAGCAACTGCTCGACCGTAAGAAGGACTATCTGCTCCCTTGCGAGGATTCAGCCGATTGGGGTTCAAGTCACCGTAGGAGAAGCCTTCTCCGCCGTGGGTGCTGTTGTATCCAAACTTGCGATCAGAGGATCGTAATTCTTTGATCCATTTCCGTTCCGCGTCGTCCAAATCATCTACGTTGTCTACTACTTCAAGGGTAGACAGAACGAAAGCTCCGGGGCCGTACTTGCGAATAGCGTGGCTAAAGTAGATGTTTTTGCCTTCTTCGGCCAGCTTGACGTGGGAACGCCAGCGGACGTGAGGCTCTTGAACGGTCTTTCCTACGTAGACTTTTCCGTTCACAGTGTTCGTAATGCAATAGATTACTGCCATTTTTCTCACCTTCCCGTGAGTTTTGGTTGAGGAGGCCGTGGGGAAGCACAGCCCCCTCTTCCAAACTTTTGTAAATCTAATCCCTATAGTTATTAGACGTTCAAATCAACGAAAAATCACAACAGGTTTTAGATTTATTTCACAACACTAGCTGGAGGAAGTCTGAGACTGCAACCGGCGTAGCGTCATGGTAGAACCAGGCGAATCTGTTACCTTTTCCATTATGTGGAAACGGGCAAGTCGTTTCTGTTCCGCTTGCCTCATACGGTTGTTATTCCCGTATGTCCAGACTATTGCATACCTTTGCGGGTCTTCTTCGCTTAGTCGTTCACGGTCCCGTGTGTAGGGTTCCGCCTCGTTGGCATCACAGCGTCCGAGTCAATCAGAAGAAGTTTTACCTGCGCCGATGATTTAACGCAGGGTGTTGGTATACCTTCACGGCTGTTATCTGCTGTATTACCAGCAAGATGAGTCATTTCTGCTCACCTCTTATGGTTCCAATTCCCATAAGGTCGGACTATCGCATCACCCCGAGGGGTGTTCTATCGCTTAGTCTCTCACGGCCCCTTTCGGGTTCCGCCCTGTCAGCCATCTCAGCTTCCAAGTCAATCAGATAGAATTTTCTAACTACGGCTCTCACCGTAGCGACGCAAGTATGTCTACGTTGTAGCTGACCCACGAACTAAGCTACGTTTACCAACACAGTCGGAGGCTGGGTCTGCACACCACCGATTTGACGCGCAGGATCCGAAACCGAACCCTGTTCTGGAGCAGACTGGATGAAGAGCTTCACGTTTGTTACTCACCGTTGCCGATGGGGCGGGTCATTTCTGCTCGCCTCTGTACGTCACCGCACAGGTCGGACTATGTCATCACCCTCTTGCGAGGGGCAAGGTATATAGTCTCTACACGTTCCCGGATGTTCTCGGGCTTCGCTCGGCGTTTTCTCCAAAGGAGACGTTCACCGAATTAGCCTTGTGTTCGAAAGCAATTACTCGCTTAAGCTACCATTTTCAAATAGTTCTTCGATCCGTCTTCAGGATTCTTGCCGAGGAACACGGAGAAAATCGCGTCATCGCCAAAAATGTAAGTGTTGTAGAATGTGTTACCTGAGATGGTAACAGTAGGTGCCGTGGTCGTCTGCTTGAACTTAACCCCGCCGAACTTGATGACATCTTCGTTCTTCGGGAGCTCGAACAGCATAGCGCGCATGGAATCGTCACGCTTGATAATGTCGGTCAGACCATTAAAGCTCGTGTCGTTCAATACGTCGCGCACGACGTTGGGGTGGATGATTCCGCCGAACGAGTTGTCCATGAGAGGACGAGCGTTGACGGATGCCAGCGACTGGGCCGCAGAGCGAATGTTGTTCGCAGTGAGGTAGGAGCCGTTGGCGAGCTGGATGTTCACCAGGGAATCGACCGCAACAGCCGAGTCAGCGGTAAGCTGGACAAGGGAGTTGAGGGTGAGGGCCAGGCGATAGTTCAGTTCGTTTGCAAGGTTCTGCAACAGACCTGGGTCATCGATGGCCACGTCGAGTGCCAAGTCCGAGGAATTGATAAAATCAGCGTACTGGCCGATTGTAGCAACGATCTTCGAGCTGGACTCGCTGATGGGGGAGCCCACGGTCCCTTCCGCCGCCTGGTTCAAATTGGCTGCGAGGAGAGCGTAGGTGTAGACAGTTGTGTTTTGGAGATGCCCTTTCGGGTCACCGGGCTTTCGCCCCTCTTATGTCACCATAAGGTCGCTCTGTACGTCGCCGCACAGCTCGGACTCTATCTTCATTTCCAGATAATGGAAATGTCCGGCGTATTAGCCTCTACGGGTTCTGGTTGCCCAGTCTTCCCTCGGTATTGTCTCAAAGAGAGTTCCACCGATATAGCCGGATTTTACTTCAGCACATTAATACTGAATCTGGTTTCCCTGCCGAAGAGGCAGAGGGCGCTGCTTGGTCATGCTCAAAAAGGGCGTTTGGGCCTTGAGATTGGGCACGGCCTCGCGTTCATCATTGTGTTTAGGCCGCCAGCATCTCTGATGGGGCGCTCTGCATATCGCTATGCAGTTCAGACTGTATCTTCAGTTTCTTCAAAGCAATTAGGCGAAGATAAAGTTCTTCCCGTTTGGGCGGGCAATGAACCTTGTGGCCTAATCCAACGTATTCCATTCCAGCTAGGGCCTCGTCTCTCTTGACTACGAGATACGGAAGCGTGTGGAGGAGAAACTGCTCAATGTGGAGTTTGTTGAACAAAGACCACTGGAAACAATTCCTTTTTCCTTTACTTCGAACGTCGCCGCCGTACAGTTTCTTGCAAGAATCAAGCACGGTCTTGTCGTTGTTCGAGATGGTCACGATCAGATGGTAGCAGATAACACCCCGAGAGAGGGTTTTGTTCACTCGGATGCAACCTTCGCCATCAAAGAAACCAGCCATGTAGGAGGGTTCTGCTTTGAGGTAACTGCTGTTCGTCTCAGTCGTTACGGACCCGTGTTGCTTCATTTCCTTGAGTTTTTGGAGGTATCCATGTTTCTGGTCCTCGGACAGATTTTCTCTGTTCTCAATAAACTCAATCAGAACGTCAGCTTGTTCCCTTTTGTATCTCAAGTAGGGCAGAATAGCTTTAAGGAAAGCAACGGTAGAAGGGAAGGATTGCAGGTACCAAATGTACCAATCCTCGCCTGCCTTGTTGTTTACATTGCGGGTAAAGCTGCCCCCGAAATGTAGCACAGACCACTGCATCAAAGCTCTTGATTTATTGCTCAAGTATACTTTGGGTTCGAAGTAGGTCTTGCTTCCTCGTTTGTGGGTGGCGATCCGGATGCAACCTTCTGCATCGAAAATCCCAGCCATGTAGCTTTTGGTTTTCTCTTTCACGGTTTCCTCGGTATTGTCTATATCCTTATGCTACCACACCTAGTAGTAAAAGTCAACAGAGTTTCACCGATTTAGAACAGTTTTACTTCACCAAGAATTTAGTGAATGGCCACCAAGTTCGGTAGCGCGCCAGATGTAACGATTGATGCAGGAGAGTAACTCATGTTGGGTTGTCTTTCGTGGTATTACTGTGAGCGCCGATTCAGGGCCCGGATCCGACGGGTGCCCGCCAACAAGTTGGCGATTTCCGTATCGGACAGGGATTCTAAATCCTCGACTGAGGGCGGCCTTGGGGCTTCCGGAGGCGGGACGGGTGATACGTCACTTCTCTGGATGCCTAGACCCGCTCTCGGGCGCGTCTCCGTTCGAACAATCCGTTCATCGGGGCGCGGCGCAGGTGCCGGTTCGTTGGGTTGAACCGCTACCGGCGGAGTTGGTTTGGGGGCCTTCGGGGCCTTGGCGAGTAAGTCATCGCTCGCTAGGTCCTGGAAGGCTTCCTCAAGATTTTCGACTGTCCAGACGCCGCCGGTGTAAAGTTCACCGATGTCTGCGCCCGGTTTGCCGAGTTTGTATTTTGCCAGCCACTGGATCAGCAGGGTCTCGTTCTTGCCTACTGGGTAGTAGGTGTCTGCGTTGCGGGCCAGGAATTCTTTTGCGACGGCTTCGGTTCCGAGATTCGCGTCCGCGTTCGCGCCTTTTTGGGCAAGCTGGACTAGTGTGGCCATCGAAACGCCGTACTGCTTTTGGAACAAAGTGTCGAACGCGAGGCCGGGGTCCGACTCCAACTGGGCCTTGATCTCGAAGATCTCGTCCGCAGTCAGGTTGCGAACCTGGGGCATGGCCGCCGCAGGGGCCGGGGCCGTCTTGGGTACTCCGCCCAACTTGACCTGCCGGTTGAGTTCGCGGATCTTCTGGGTCGCCTTCAGCTTGGCCGAGAGGACGTTGGTCATGAGCTCGTTCTTGTTCTTGCCCTTGAATACCTCGGCGTTCGCGCCGTTGCCCGGGTCGAGGGACGCCTTCCACCAGCCTTTGTCTTTCTCCAGCGTGATGGTAGCCCCGTCGCCGATATCGATTACTTCGGGTCCTTCGGGTTCTAGCTCTACGATCGGCTCGGTGGGCTGGCGGATTACGCCGCCTTCCGCGATGACGACTTCCGGGTTGAGACTCGGGTGGGCGTCGAGGTGCATCGGCTCGTCCGGGTCGATCATGTCTTCAGGACGGGTTGCAAAATCTACGAGGGGCGCGCCGAAGTTATCGGCTTCGAGCCAAGGGTCTACAACTGGGGTATTGGGCATGTACGGTGTCCTTTGCTGAAATCCTCAGCTACGGGTGATTTGTGTTGCGATTTTGAGAACGATCATTGCGGTTTTGAGAACAGATTCTCAATTTGAGAATTCCATTATCTGGAAATCTGTGGTACAATTAAAGCTCGGAGGAAACATGAAACTTCAACGAGTAGAACCGGCAGTTGTCAGCGAGTATGTAAAACTGTCTTCGGTAAACTTTGGGCTATTTGCAGAGGATCGTGCGGGCGAAATTTACGCCTACGTGGGTACCTGCTGGACCAATTCGCAAGGCATTCCGATGAATAGCTTCGACCATTGGGTTCGAGTACTTCCAGAAGGAACTCAATTTATAATTACTTCCCAGAAAATCGGCGGAGGATGCTAGCCCTGCTGCTCCATCGCCTTCGCCACGTCCAGATGTTCCCGCGCCCCGAACAGAAACTCCTTGACTTCATCTGAGGGGTTAGCGGCGGCGTCGATCGCCTTGGCTATGTCCTGCTTGAAGTGGGCCACGAGCGTATCCAGGGCGGCGGCGGCTGCGTGCGCGGTCGGAACTGTGGTGTCGCCCGGGGCTAATGCGATGAGGTCGTCTTTGGCGGCGTCCCGGTAGTCTTCCAGTGTTTGGATCACCGTCTCCCATGCGGGGGTGTTTACGACGACCCGGAGCTGGCGGCCTTTGTCGTAGAGTGCGAGGTCTATTTCCAGCGCGTCGATTTCGGTGTCGGTCACTTGCGGGCCTCGAACTGGGCGTCGTAGTCTACGTAGCCGGGCTGGGCTGGAACGCGGATCGGGCCGAGATTGCCTGCGCGACCTTTGAGGCGGGCGGCGTCGTTGATCAGCTTGCGGAGGTCTTCGTCGGACAGGGTGTCGTACTCGCTGGGGCCTTGTTGGGAAAGTCTATCTGGGTTGGGGGTGTTCATTCTGTCTCCTTCAATCAATCCGATTGAACGGGTTTTCCATTATCTGGACTAAACGTCTGAGCCAAATCCGGTTTGGGCGGAGGGTTCTCCTGTTAATTCAAGGGGTTCCACAGATTTCTTAAAGCCTTCCCTTAATACATCCCGGGCTGCTCTTGCGATATTGCTGCTGTCGTCCCTTTGCTCAGCCGCGGCATCTTTCTGCGCCTGAAGCTGTGCTTGGGCCTGCGCCTTTTGTTGAATCTGCCCACCCTGCGATTGCTGTTGTTGCCGCTGAAGATCTTGCGGGGTCATGTCCACGATCACGTCGTTCAGGTTCTTGAAGTCGGCGGCCTCAAACCACATGTGGACCACCTCCATCACGTTGACCTTCTTGCCTTCGATCGAGAGCGAGGAGATGACTTCGGGGTTGGACAGGAACTGAGATAGCATCGGGAGCGCTTGGGCCATGTTGCGGCGCGTCTGCATCTTGGACCCAGCGAGGATGGAGAACTTCACTCGGGCGTTCAGGATGTCGATCACGTCGCCGCCGGACTGCACGTACTCGTGCTTCAGCTCTTCCGACATGATGAAGTTCAACTGCGACTCGGGTAGCATCTCCCGGTTCATTTGCTGCATGTCGTAGAGCAGCGGCACGATGACCTGGTCGGCCAGATTGTCGATGAACTCCGAGATGCCCGATGACGCGCCCTGCGCAAGAGCCTGAGCTCCGGCAGAACTGCGCGCGAGATTGGAGTGGCCCGAGGAACCTGCGTTGCCGCCCATGATCGGGTTGTTGCCCGAGACGGTGTCGGCGCGGCCCTGCGACATCGCCATAAGTTCCCCGGCTTCGGGGATGGCGGGCAGGCGCTGAAGCGGCTCAAGGTCGCCCTTGGTATCCACCTCGATGATCTTGCCGGGGCAGATGCGGATTGACTGAGTTGGGATGCTCTTGCCGCGGACGCGGACGAGCGGGGTGTTCAGGTTCAACGAGGCGTTGTCCAGCAGCAGGTTGGTGATGCCGGTCATCAGGCGCTGCTCGGAGCCGATCGTGCGCCCGAGGCCGAGCGACCAGTACCCGCCGGGGATATTCCACCAGCCGATAGAGTAGAACGGGATCTTGCCGTAGACGTTCTTGCCGTTGTAGATGACCAGTTTCTTCTGGAGCACCACGATGTACGTGCCGTTGTCCCACCGCTCCAGTACCTCTAGGGGTTTCTGGAAGGGGTCGGCGGTCGTGGTATCCCAGCGGGCTTCTGCACGGGCTTCCCAGAGCGGGTTGCGCCCGCCGATTTCCCCGATAGCCGGATCAGCCGTCTCTGCGGGCGGCATGAACAGCATCATGAGGTTTTCGCGGGACGGGATATCGTATCCCTCGCGGTCCCGCAGCTTGTCGAGGTCTTCCCACGTCATGTAGCGGCGGCGGACGACGTACTTGGCCTTGCGGATGTCCGGAACACGTAGCCCGGGGTCTACCAGGACTTCGCGGAGGTCTACGATGTGCTCGAACGTGGGCCGGTCGATTACTTCTTCGATGATCTCTTCTTCGAGTTCACCATCGGAGATGCGGGTGTCAGGCGCGCCGGGGATTCCGGACGGAATTACGACGGAGGGGTTCTTCCGCTTGACTATTTTGCGCTCTTGGGTGAACTTTTCCCAGCCCCATTGGAACATGGAGGTGCCAAACAGCAGGCAATTGAAGATTCCGAGCTTCAGTTCGGCCCGGAAATCCATGTCGTCGAGCTGGTAAGCAAGCAAAGCGGAGGTCGCGCGCGCCAGTTGGGCGGTCGTTCCGGGCCGTTCCTGCACCATAAACGGCGGGTTTTCGTAAAATAACCCGGACATTACCTGCGGAACTATGCCATTTACAGCCGTTGCGACCGTGAAAAAGCTGATCGAAGCGGCCTCAGATTGGGTTCCGGGCCAGTATCTGGGCTGAAAAGGGGACTGGTAGAGGGTCTGTGCGGCTACCCAGCCGAGGCAAAATTGCCTACTCAACTCAGCTTTCTCAGCGCGTTCCGCGTCTTGAAGACATAATTTGAGGGCTGGATTTTCTTCCCACACGCCCTCGGACAAAAAGCCCCGTGCTTCGGCAGGTGTTACCTGCTCATAAACGTTATATGGGGCTTCCGGCAAGTTCATTTTTGTTCCTCGGGGCGAATTTGGACGGTCTTAGAGCCGTTCCAACGCTCTTTAATCGGTTGCGAACCGTAGCAGATGTGCAGCCGAGAGCCTGTCCAACTTCCTTCGTGGACATTCCGGACTGATAAAGTTCGAGCATCCTGTTGGTGTTTAGGCGCTCTTGAGGTAGATTATTGGAGGGTCGGAGAGCGATGGAGAGGCCGTCTAGCCTTCCTTTGACGCACCCCATTGAGCATCCCAGAGTATCCGCAACTTCCTGAAGCGTAAGTCCGCTTTGGTAAAGGCGCACCAAGCGGACGCTATCTACGTCCGAGCGGTATAATGGGTTTGATTCGCCGCCAATAGACCGTTTGTTGACCAAACATTCGGGGCGAATTTTATACCCGTGCCTGTGCCGACCCTGCCCGACTAGAACACCAGCCTTCTTCATGCGCAGGGTTACCAACTCGGTCGAGCAATTGAACTTGGCGGCGATCTCTTTGCGCGTCAGCATCTCATCAACGTAGAGATGTCGAATCTCTTCGGTCGAAATATCAGCCCGATAGTGGCTATGTCGAGTAGGATCCGCGGCCAGCGTAGCTTTGAGAGTCTTGGCCCGAGCCTTCCGCATGTGCGGACTGATGCCGGTCCACCCGTCTCCTCCCCAAGTGCAGACATACCCGTGCTTGGAGATGTGCGCGCCGAAGAGGAGAATCCAGATGCGTTCCTGGTAGTCAGCCTCGGCTTTCGTCTCAACGGTGAGAAACGGCTCGCAGGTAAAGTTCTCGACGCCGTATTTCCGCATAGCCTTGTAGAGGGGCTGTTGTTCGCCCTTCCGTAGGTCTTTGAGGTGGTTTCTCCACCGATGCGGGACGCCGCATTTGGTCTGGCCAACGTAGAGTTTGTCGTTGACGTGGTTCTGAATCAGATATATGGTGTACATTGGATGAGACTATTATAGCATAATAATGAGCCGTAAACAACCCTTTAAGGGCTTTTAGGTGTCATTTATGACTCATTATCACCGGTCTCAATAAGTTTGCTTGTCTGCCGTGGGCGACATCGCACCGCTGGAAAGATCCACGCTGCCCGGGATCGATACCGCGGTGCTCTTCATACCACCTTCGCCGCCGTTCACGCTGACCTTGAAGTTCTCAGAGATCACGCGGGAGCGATCGGACGGAACCGGCATACCCGGGCCGCCATCTTCAGTGTGGCGGGGGCCATCCTGGTTGGTGTTCTGGGGGACGAGCTTGCCTGCGCCCGAGGACATGCCAGCCGCGCCCGAAGGCCCGACAGCGGGGAAGTCAGTTGCTTTGCAATCGCGCGGATTTTCGAGGTTGCCGCTGAGTTTGATGAGAGAGTCAGACATAGGTTATCCTTTGGATAGGCCCGCGAGCGAGCCGGTAGAGATAGATGAAGGGGACCCGGAACCAAAACTCAGTTGCGGAAAACTTGGGCCCGGCGGAGGGGCTACGTAGCCGTTGGGCCGGTCGATTCGTACGTGGGGTTGGAAGCTGATCCCGAAGAGTTCGTACATACCCGTGGCGGGGGCGTCAGACTGGCGGGGCATGTCGGAGATGAATTTCTGTCCGGACGGGGGCCGCCACTGGGAGGGAGTCGAGGCGTCGGCCTTGTGCTCGGATAAGACGGTGCCGTCGTCGTCTACGATCTTGACTTCTATGCGCATGTGTGGTAGAATTTCCAGATGATGAACGAAGACGATTTTAAGAAGACGTACATCGCCACATTTCTCGCGGCGTACGCTGCTAAACAATACGACTTCAACTGCCAGACGGGGTGGGAGAAAGATTTTCCGCCAATCGAAGATTCTCAGACTCTCGCCCAGGATGCGTGGAATAAGCTACAGGAGCGATCATGAATATTAGATGCCGTCTTTTCGGTTGCTGGATAAGCGACGAGCCTGAAGACCACGGGTGTTGTGGCCGATGCGGGATTTGGGTATATGACGCCGACTTCCGCCAAGCTGGGGTACCTTTGGTCGAATGGTGGCGATCAGTTCGCTCGAAATGGAAGCGCCGTTCAAACTATCGGCACCATCTCTGTGGTGTTTGTAACAAGCCAATGTACCTGACCGAAGAGAGCTGTTGCTCGTCCGAGTGCTATGACAAATGGTTCCCGTTCTAGGAGATTCCAGATAATGGAAACAGAGAACAGCAAGAACGAACGATGTTGGCGTTGCGGCGGGAGCGGATTCCGTTCGTTTACGGAAACTATGAGCAGCCCGGGCCATCCGTGTCCAGCCTGTAACAAGAAAACTCTCATGGAACGGTTGGCTGAGATTGCCCCCAAGCGCGAGGAAAAGGTATGGGGCGAACAGAAACTAACAGCGTTTCGCTACGAACCCATTCTTCTTCACGCCCAACTCTTCGCCAACTGGGTGGCGGAAGACTTACCCAAGAACCAAGGAGAGTTACGAGACTTACTATGGGTTTTCGGCACGCAATTATCGGGAGATATGGAGAAGCGAATGAACCATGCAATGAACTTGGCGAATGATATGGTGAATCTCCGAGTTCCTGCGATAATCTTTGAGGGAGAAAAGAAATGAAGGACGAACGAGATTTTGATTTCCGCATTGACATGCGAACGGCTAGAAAGTTGAAGGCTGCGCTGCACAAAGGCACGTTCGATAAGCTAACAAAGGCTGAGGCGAACGCCCTCGAAGATTTAGTATGCGAACTGCTAATGCAAGTCGAATAGGAGACGGAAATGAAGAAACTACGCAGCAAGTGCTGTCAACGGAGCATGTGGGACGATGAACGGTACTGTCCACGCTGCGGTTGGGAATGTTACGTAGAATACATTCCAGATTCCTTAGCCACGGACAAAACTTCAGCCAAAAATCCCACTCCCTAAGATGTTGTCCATCCCGCTGGGGGCCGAATACGCGAAGTCCTCTTGCGGGGAGAAATCATCCGGAGGTGGTTGGTAGGGGTCAAACACTACCGTGTTTCCCTCGGCGTCCGTCCGAAGCAGAATGCCAGAGCGTGGGTCAAAAGAACCCTCTTCGAAAACTTCGTTCCACCCCATGCGGTCGATGAAGCTGAACATCTCGGTGTTGTTCTCGATGATAGCCTGCGTTGCGCGCGGGGCGTACCGGGTTTGGTAGCCTAAATTGTCCGGTATGTCATCGTGGTGATGGTCATACATGCACTTCTCGAACTCGTTGTAGACAATCTCGATCTTGTTGTTCGGGGCCGGGTTGGCCTCCATGCAGTAGTTCGCGAACTTTAGGCGGCCTTCGGTGATCCACGGGTGGAGCGACCCCATGCGTAACTTCTTGGCGTCCTTCTGCTGCTCGGGGGTGAACCAGTCGATCCCGGCGCAGATGCCGATGACGTACGGGTCTTGTGTCCGGAACGCCGCGGACATGATGGAGTCCTTGAGGTAGGTCGCGCCCTGAGCATTCTCGATCGCTACTACGAACGGGTGCTCTTCCTGGATCATCCGGATAATGGAAGCCACGATCTGGTGGGGCAGCAGCCGATCGCGGAAGATCTTGCGGACGTAGCCGGTGGTCTGCTTCTGGCCGTTGCGCCGCCCGTCGGGGTCTACCTGCTCTTCTTCGCCCCAGACAATCGAGGTGCCGACTGTGAAGTCGCTGCCCTTCTTCTGGCTGGAGGCCAAGTCCCATACCTGGGAGCAAGGCCCGACGCGGGGCAGGCTGGTGAACGGAACGGTGGCCTTGAGCAGCATGGCCCGGTCGAAACCGATCTGCGAGGCATTGCGGGGGTTCTGGTTGCGCTGGCCCTCGAAGGACTTCTCATCCTTGGCGAGATCCACCATGCACCAGTTGAAGCTCATTTTGTGGGGCATCAGGAGGATGCACCCGTCTGGGCCCGCTTCGTGGTACGTGACCGGCTTGCCTTCGCGCTCCAGAGCCTCTGCTACTTCGGGCTTGATCTGGATGGCCTTGCCGATAAGAATGTTCGAATTCGTGGACTTGTTTTCCATGAACTCCCAGCCAACACCCTTGGTAATCTGGATGTCGCCCAGGTTCTTGGAGAGCAGGACGCCGTAGTGGTCCTCGTCGGCGTACCGGGTGCCGATGTAGTCGATGTAGTAGCCGCCCAACGCCAGCAGCTTCTCGGCCAGGAACAGCGCGCGCGAAATCTTCTCGCACAGCAGGGCGGTCTCAGAGTTGGTGTCGGACACCGCGTCGTCGGCCTTGATCAGTTCGTAACGCCAGCCAGCCTTGTTCTTGCCTACCGAGGAGGCGTAGACCGTGGGTTCCTTGCGGCCCGTCTTCTTGGCGGCGTACACCGGGCAGGTGAAGGTGTTCATCGCCCCGGCTTTGCCTTCTTCTACGCAGAACTCCGGCCAGAAGAGATTCATCAGCGACGGCTCTTCTTTGATGTAGAAGTGGCCCTTGATCTCTCCGACGAAGCCTTCTGCCAGGCTCTTCTCGGCGGTCAGGTAGAGGATGCGGATGGCGGGGAAGCAGAGGATCCACTGAACAGTGTCGATGTGGTCGAATGTGCTTTTTGCGCCGCCGCGGGGCCATAGCAACAACCGAGTCTTGACTTCAGACTGTTGGTTGAGGGGCTTGGACGGGTCTTTCTGGGTAAAGAGTTTGGGGAAGGCCCCGTAGTACTCTTCGTCGAAGATGTTTTCCTCGAAGGGGAGGAGGCCATTGTCTGAGATCGGGTTCGTGCCCCAGGTGAAGTACCGGGCCATCCACATCAAGTCGGTCTGGCAGCGACGGCGAACTTCTATACCAAGCCGCGACGCCCGGATGTGCTCAATCCCAAGGGAGGCTACGTTGATCAGATCTTCCCGCACTGAGAGCAGGTAGGTGTAGAGTTCTTCGTTCGGGATTTTGCTGTCGCCGCCGTGCTCTTGGCATAGGAGGTCGAAGCGATCTTGATTGTCGGGGACTTCGGGCATTGTTTAGCAGAATCCGTCGGCTTCGATTGGCTCCCGGGTATTCTTTTTGAACCACTCTACGAGGACGCCTGCGGGGGTTCGTGCAGCAGTCAGAGAATACCGGCGGAAGGTACAGGAGGTTTCAGTCTCTTCGGGGCGGTAGTCGAGGATGCCTAGCATACTTTCGATATCGCGCTTTGAAATTTTCACGGGGTCCTTTCCATTATCTGGACAAGTGTGGTACAATTACGGGATGAGCGAATACGGGATGAGCGAAAAAGATACTAGTTGCGCGACCTGTGGCGGGAAAAAGACGGACCATCCGTACGGAGAAAGTCGAGGAGTTTGCAAGTTATACAAGAGCAAGGAACCTTCCCTCCGCTCCGATCCACCGATCGTTGTGGAGATCACGCACTACTCGGGCGGGACGGGCGATCCGCAGTGAGTGTCTACGTAGACGACATGCAAGCGGGCTATGGGCGGATGATCATGTGCCACATGAGCGCCGATACCACTGAAGAGCTGTTGGCAATGGTGGACGCGATCGGAGTCCGCAGAAAGTGGATTCAGTATCCCGGGACGTACAAGGAACACTTCGACGTGTGCCTAGCTAAGCGATCTAAGGCAGTTGAACTGGGTGCGGTCGAGGTGACTTCCCGAGAACTGGTCAAACGGCAGATAGCGAAACGCCAACACGGAGATTACGGTACCAAAGTGGAGGCAAAAACATGAGCGGAATACGTCGAGACAAGTGCAAGAAGTGCCGTAAGCTATTTTGCCACTACGGACTCTGCAAACTCAAGAAGTGCAGGCGTTGTCGGAAACCTAGTATTCAGGCTCATTCGAAATGACCATGATGTTCTCGACGATCCAGCACTTGGCCTGCGGGTACTCGATCCAAGCGACGGGAGAGTGTTCTGACCGCGCCTCACCGTTGAACTTAGCCAGGCCGATGCCTTCTATGATCAGCTCGGCTACTTTGACTTCGTTGGTCGGGTCACCGTCGTCTACGCTCCACACATTGGGGAAGTCGTTTCGGTGGTTGAAGTAGAGCCGGAGGTATGTGTGGGTTTTGTTGAACTCAAGCGGCATGATTTTCCGTCTGGAGATCCTTGAGGATCAGGTCGGCGTAAGCGACTTCGTTGTCCCGTTCCGCGGCCAGAGTGTGGTGTCCGGCTTCGTGTAGGTTGCGGGCAGCGATGGCTGATATCCGCCGGGTGCTCGATACGTAAAACTGGATCCGTTCAAGAATCTCTGGGTTCATTTGTTGAGGACCTGCTTGGGGTTCAGAGCTTCGGTTTCAGTTTGAGTCGTGCCGAGGTGCTTGATGCCCCACTTGACCAGAGAGTACGGCCACATTAAGAAGGTAGGACCGGAGCGTGGATCGAGTTGATCGTCGGGAACAGGAACGTGGATATCAACTACACTCGACTCAAACTTTCCTACGGGTGCGGCGGAAAAGGTGACGCTGCCGTTGTCCCACCGGGTCAACGTGAACGACATAGGCGGATCGAACCCGTCTGAGTGTATTGAAACCGAATGTTTCTCTGAAGACCGTTGCCATTTATCACTCATATTAGTGGGCCAGCAAAGCTCCTGCGATAGTGGCTGATGGTAAGAAGAAGGGCTCGACCACATAGTAGGCCCGCACAAACGGGTTCTTCGAGGGGTTGAGGTACCGGTACGTAGCCTTGGTTTCTACTTTGTCGGCGGTGTCCAGCATGTGGTTGCCCGTGGCGACCGTGGTGCCGAGCTCGCTGGTGACTACCTGCACGTTGCCCAGCGTTTGGCTGATCGCGGGGTTGGTGATCAGGGTGTCGAAGTCAGTGATGGACTTCTGGAGGGCAGTCTGCGCCGGTACAAACCCTTTGATCACGGTATCGGTGTCGAGTACTGCAACATCCAATCCGTTTAGCGATCGCGTGGTTCCCGCCGTCACCGTCTGAAGACTCTGGCTTACCGTTCCCTCAGTCTGTGTCAGCCCGTCTAATGCGGTGTTGACGTGACCGGGGATCGTGCCGAGACTGTCCATCGTGGCTCCGACTTTTTTTCCTATCGCCTGCTCTTGAATCTGGGTTGTGACTATGGCGTCACCTACCTTGGTGGTAGTCTTACCCAAATTTGCCAGCAGGCCGCAGGGGCCGGGAGCGCACGGTTGGTTGACCGTGGTTAGAGCCGTGTTCACCTCGCCCACGATCCCGAATCCCTTGTAGAGCAGGACACACAACATAACCCCGGCCACGATATACGTAACCAAGGCTAAGTCGCGGAGGATGGAGCGAACCTTTTCCATTATCTGGAATTAAGCAGCAGGAGCAGGAGTCGGAGCGGTAACCGGGAAGGAGGCAACTAGGTTGTTGAGGGTATTGACCGCCAACGTCAACGCAGCCACACTCTTCGGATCAGTGATGTTGGCCGCAGCTTCGAGTTGACTTACATCTGAAGCGACACCAGCCAGCAGGCTCTTACCCGTGGGGGTAGGACCGACCGTCTTGACCAAGGTATTCACAGCCAGAAGTTCCTGCTGCGCCTTGGAGACGATGTTGCCAACGAGGGTGGCCGCCGGGCCATTACCGTCGATCGTGAATACCGTTTCGAGCGAGATGCCGACGATGTTTACGCCGACGCTCAGAACGTTATAGAAGGCGGGCTCTTTGCCCCACCAGGATTCCAAGACTTTCTCTACCTTGGAGATGTCGCTTTCAAGTGCGGTGATAAAGCTCATTGAGGTGTCCTTGGGTGTAACTGTGGGTGCTGCTACCTGGGGAAGAGGCTGAGATACGGGAGTAACTGAAACGGTAGGTTTGGACCTGGAGAACCAGCCCATTACATTCCTGCCGGTGCGCCGCCAGCAGCCGGGGGAGGAGCGGCAGCTTGCGCGGCGGCTGGATCCGGGGCGGCGGGAGCAGGAGGCTGGTCACCCATCGAATCGCTCATGTGCTGATTAAGGCTTTGCATGTCGGGGATCACGTGTTCTTCCGGCTCTTGCATCTGGCCGTCTGCGTCCGGCTTGTGGTGGTGGGTTGCTACAAACCCGCCCGAATGCCCGCGGCGTACGTGGATCGAATGGGGCTTGCCGCCAGACTTTGACTTGTGGCCGCCGCTGAGGGCTGACTTCGCTCGTGAGTGTTCTTTTGCCATAATGTTATTTCCTGACCACTAGTTTTTTGGACCCCGAAACCGGGACCTTGACTTTAACTTTTACCTTGACGACGACGCCTTTTTTCTTCTGATCAGGCATTAGACCGTCCACCAGAGGAACAAGCGCGTTCCCGTCGCAGTAAGTCCAGTAACGGCGAAGTCCCGCCAGGTCAGGTAGTCACCTGAATCCGGGTTGTCTACGTATAGGATGGTGTTCGCCGCGGACGAACCGGGCACAACCATCGGGGGGAACAGCGTAGAGCTATCAGACGGAGCCGTGATCGTAACGGTGCCCGCGGTCGAAGCCCCACCGGGCCCGACGGCCAGCGTCAGCTTTTGGACACGGATGCCTTGGAGTCGTTCACCTGACGTAGTACGATACGAAGTAATATCCGTATCAATAATTAGGGGTAAACTGTTGAGAGAATTGGCCATTTAGTTCTCCGGAAAGTATTTGCCGAGCACTCCGGACAACCGGTTGGCTACAGCCTTGTAATGAATTTTGATTCTCGGGTCGTCCGTAATCCGCTCGACCTCCCTGCAATCCTCTGCGTACTCCTCCAGTTCAAACCGGATAGCTTCGAGGGTCAGGTACTGGCCGATCGCCAGGATAATCAGGAACGCGAGCCCAACGCCGAACACGGCAACTAGCAGGAATTCCATTGGGACTCCTCGGGGGTGTTTCCACCCCCTAAGGTTCTGATTCTAAATGGATTAGAGCCGGTTAATGACGAATTCCGTGACCACGATCGAGGTCGTAGCAGCGGAAGCGATCGTGAACGAGGGGATGAAGTTCAGATCCGTCAGCCCAACCGCCGTAGCGTTCGCCGTGGTGCCCGCTGCCACCGAGGCTCCGTTGAGGTAGGCCGTGGAGGTCGTGTAGGCGAGGATCTTCGTAACCGAATCCCAAACGAACTGCGCCTTCAGCCAGTAGTTGATCGATTGCGAGGCCGTCAGACCAGCGGTACCGGTACCCGTAACAAGCAGGGTGCAGCCAGTGCCGAGCGTGCCGAGAGTATAGCCACCCGCTGTGCCCGCGCCAGAGCCCGCCGAAAACGAGGAGTTCTTAGCGTTATACAGGCTAACCTGGAAATTGGTGGTGGCCGTCGAGGTTACCTTGAGGGCGAGCGAGACTTCGAACGGGTGTCCGTCGAACACGCTGCCCGCGATGTCGGCGGGAATGCCAACGAAAAGACCCGTGGGCAAAGAGCTGGTGGACAACGGGAACTCGGGGGAAGGGAGCCCCGGATAAACTCCGGAAGCGGAAGGAGCGAGGAGCGGGGTATTGGAAGTGACCGCAACCGTCTGCGGGAAATTCTGGATACCGAACGAGGAGTCTTGACGTGCCATGATTTGTTGTTTCCTTTGAGGGGTGAGTTGTGTTGCGTCAGGGGCGTAAACCGACCCCACAAATACTGCTACCACAGACCGTTGAACGCGCCTTTAGCAGCTAAATCTTTCATCCGGTTCTGAAAAAGACGACCGTGTTCCCGACCTGTCTTGACCTTATCCCATTGTTCGACGTGGACAAGTTCGTGGATTACAGTCATGATCGTGACGGACCGGTATCGACGAAGAGCCCAGTCTAGTTCTATCAGGAACTTGCGTTTTCCTTTTGGGACAGTTCCCAGAACCGATCGGGTCCGCGCCATTATGTGCGAACTCGGAAATCCTTTTCGAACCCACTTGATCTTCACGTTCTTAAGCCTGCCGCGGAAATACCGACTGTTGGCTAGGTGATAAATCTGTTCGAGCTGCGTCACCAAAGATCCTTGAGCGCCCCCAGGTTGGCGAGCCGTTTCATTTCGTCCTGGAATATCTTTCCATGCCCACACCGTACCCGGGCCGGAGCGTTCCGGAGTTTACAGTGCGCCATCTCGTGAACCAAAAGCAAGAGAGAGTAGTTGTCCAGTTTCAGACGTTTGATCAGAGGGTGAATATGGATTCGGTAGGTTCCGTCTTCGTACGAGATAAACTCCGCGGCGTGCCCAGACGAAACATCAGCGTACCCTACGAATATATCGGGCAACGAGTTTCCGAAGTACTTTCGGTTGAAAACCCTGTATTGCTGCTTAAGCTCCCGGTTGGTCACTGTTCCAAAGCCCCACCTCGAATTGTCTTCGTCTAGTAAGGCCGTCCAGAACTACCAACTCCCCGTTGACCCGGGCTTTATTGTACTCCAGGATCTTGAGGGGAACTTCTACATACCCGCCTTGGTTGAGTCCAGTTTCGGAAATAACGTGCTGGAGGGTACCGGCACCCAGGTTGAAGGTAAAGCTGGAGAGTGCGTCGAACTTATTCTGCGTCAGCGGCACTCGGACAAACTCGTTGATGTACCGCTCGGATACGTGGACAAGGTCTGCTGCGAAGAGCGAGAGAGCCTGCTGGATCGTAATCGGCTTTTCCGTACCGTTTAGCGGACCGAGGTGAAGGAGATGACCCACCCCCACCGTTGCGTTTCCGGAAGCGTCGTTGTATGGAACCAGTTTGCAGCTCTCGAAGGAGAAGATACGGGCCGCGGTCTGGGAGGAGGTTGTCATGGGTGGTACGACTGGGGTCCGTTTACAATTTGGAAACCGGAAATAAAATGACTTTGGTAATTTAAATAAATTACTTTAGTATTTATGAAAGGAAAAGACCCTCGGGGTGACCAGGTCACGTAGCGGTACCGGCGGCGGCCAAGGGGGTAAGGCCCGCCCCAGCCGAAACTGATTTTAGGGTCCCCTACTCTAGCCAGCCAGCGACTCGATCTAACTCACTCAGTCTAAACGAGTTAGCACGCTGTAACATGACTGGCTTTCGACTCTGATACACTGTTGCGAGTCGGGCATCTAGTGTATTCAGCGACTCACCAAAGGGAAATTGACACAATCGCGTCACAATACCGCGTCAAGTGATTGATTCTAAAGGCTGTTGACTAATCGTAGGATTAGTCTCGATGTCGTGTTGTCCATTATTCGGATATTTTCGCGGTAAAAACACACTGAAAAGTTCCACGTAACCTATTCGTCGGGCGTGTTCAGCAATTAGGCGTGTTCGCGGTACGTGAACGGCTGGAGCAGCGTGTCGCCAGTGTAGAACGGAGAGAACGGGAACATCTCCGCTAGTTTATGCCTTGCTTCGCTTACACACGAGTCGCATACTTCTATTGTCTTTCCCCGTTCGATCTCTACCAGCTTATAGGCTATGTCATGCTTAGGGCATTGGGCGAGCATTGTATCCTTTGGGCGCGAGTCCATTATCCGGACAAGGTTTCAGTAATCAGGTCGGTTTCAGCATTCGGTGAACCAAGGCAGACGGGTGAAACTAACTCCCATCGCTCAACTTGAATGCTCTATCTCTACCCTTGGACTGTCTTACACTCTCTACAGTCTTATTACATCCGTTGCGGGCAAGCTGTTTCGTACTTAGCAGGCTGGTCCGTATTCTCGGAACGTTGGGCGCGCCTCAATCTTTAGTCGAAACGCCAGCGATTCACTAGGCATGTACTCTGTGACGTTGTTCGCTTGCATCCAGCGCGCGAGCTCATCTAGGCTGTTGCAGTCTTGTGCGCGTTCAGGCAGTTTGCGCGCGTCTAGCACGATAACCCTATGTCCAGACCGTCGCCGCATCTGTCCAGCCTATAGCGAATCTCTTTGATCCATTCCGCATACCATTGCTCTATCGCGCGGTCAAGTTTGCATCTCTTGAGCGTTGCGCCGTGCCGGTATTTGTCCCTGTTGCGCGCCATAGTTGTCCGGATAATGGAAAATCGTGCTACGTGTCGCTTGTTTACCCTATGCCCTTGTACCTAACACGCTGTTTGGGAGTGTTGCGCGCGGTTTACGCTTCGCCCTGGGGCGCGGCTTTATCTTGCGTATCTGCGTGAGTTGCGCGCTCGCCGTTAGCTTTTGATCCATGCTCGCATTGGGGTCCTCACAGATGCGGATCAAGACTTGCTCTAATCTTTGGGCGATAGTCTTTGGCATGGGTTAGCGGTTGGGCTTGGCGTGCGGTTTTCCATTATCTGGAAAGTGGTTCTAAGCGGTTCCCTAAGTCAAGTATATAATCATTACTATACTTGCTTTAGAACCATCAACATAAGGTTTGGGGCAGAGTGTTTCCCAGTGGTTAGGGCGCTAGCGCTTTGAGCGTTGAAAGCCATAGAGGATAGGCGCGCATTCTGCCCCGTCCGTAAACCGTAAAAAGGTCTACATAGTTATTAGACGTTCAAATGAGACGAAAATCACAACCCATCCGAAAAATAATTGAAAATAATTACTTTTGGGCTTGACGTTTGGCCTGATACTCGTCTAACATGTACCGCCTATCCGCTGGCATTTCCCACCTGTTGAGGACGATAAACCCGAACTTGCCCATTCGATTGAGCGGCGGCTTATGCGTATGAATGAGATACGCCTCTGTCCACATCCTGGTTAGATCGTTCGGGATCTCGATACACGACACATGCGTCACTCCGTTGTCTATAAATTCCTGCATTCGGTTGTGGTACAGCAGCCTGTGTCGCGGCTGGACCGATGTTCCAACATATAGCAGCCGGTTTGCCGCCCAAACTGTGTATACAGCGGGCCGTTTCGGAGCGGTACGGGCCGCCGCAAACCATTCATTCTCTTTGGGCGTGCCTGTCTTATATGGATAATTGGGTGGGAGCTGAAAATCGTCTGAATACATGCTCCCATTATATCACATGCAATTTATTTCAGAAAAACACTTGACAATTTATTCGGTGGGGAATAATGTGAGTTTGTTGGTTCAAAGCAAACGGAGGAAACACCCCATGAAAGACGCACAACAGGCTTTCGAGGAAGCGATCGCAGCCGGTAGACTGTCACTCAACCCAGCCGCCACCAACTATGTCGGGCATTACATGTACATGGGCCCGAACGCAGCCGGAACACTCGACACGTTCAAACATCGTCTTACCCGGCAGTACATCGCCTAACCGAAACGTCTTTACAACCTGGGAGGTAGAAAGTGCAAACCCTAAAGAAACTAACACTTACACACGTATTGCTCGCCGTCATTGCTGTGATGCTCGGCCTAACCTATCACCGGCTGTTTCTCATGGATCAAGACATAGAGAACAACGTAGAGTTTTCACAACAGATTGCAACAGCGTTCGGCGCGCTTCCGAGCTCGGCGCGCTAGTTCTCAGTTTGAGAATTCCAGATAATGGACATAACCGCGCGGCGCGTATCGTCGCAGAATGAGGAACTTATGGAAGATCCAAGGGACGAAATTTACCGCGAAATGGCTCGGGAAGAGTACGGCTCCGACGAATGCGAGATAGATGATAACGCAGTGGTCAGCTACGGCGAGGATGGGGCGTTCGTCGCGGCTTGGGTTTGGGTTCGCTACCCCGAGAAAAGCGAAACAGAGGACGAAGACGAAGCCGCCTGATGAGCCGGTGAGATCCCGGCGAAACGCTCGAACCTGGGCGTAGCGGTACGCAACTTGACAACCTAACCCCTAGCCTGTAGTATGGTCTAAATCTGAAAGTGAGGCGCGATGCCTAAGCTAACCCCAACTGAGCGCGGATACATGAAGACGGAGTTTATCGAGTTCGTTTGTCTTATGGCGCTCTTGATATTCATTCTTTGGATCTGAACCGAGACCCGGCGGTATCCGGGTTAGCTCCCCTACAACCTGGCCGCCAAGTGGCGGGGAGCGGGCAACGGGTTTATCCCGGCTAATAGGTTGAGAAAGAGAGGGTTACATGAGAAAATATCCTGAACACGAAAAACAAGCGAAGGTGCTCGACCAGAGTCAAACAATTGGCTCGTTCCTAGATAACGGCGGTCTGGGTGATGGTGTAGTTTTAGCCAAATGGGACGAACGTCCGGGGAGGGATAATCTGTACCCCATCCACATGGATATCAACAAAATACTCGCCGCTTATTTTGAGATCGACCTCAACAAGATCGAAAAGGAAAAGCAGCAGATGCTGAAAGATCTCCGAACGGCTGCCGCATGAAACGCCATGATCTAATGCGCTACACCTACGGCGATATCTCTTACCTGGTAATAGTCCAGCGGGCAACGCTCGACGAGTTCGGGACTGTACTAGTCAAGCGGGATGACGACGGGCACTATTTCTTCGCCACGCCCGAACGGTTGGAGGCTGTAATTGCTGATCCCAGCGTTTAGCCGCTCCCCCAGCCGTTTACCACCAAAGGCCGCGACCAGGTTTAGGGCCGCGATTCTACCCGCTGGACGCAAAACAGTAAGCCGCACGGCGCGAACGGATTGGACCTGTGTAGCCTGTATGAAGGGTAAACACGGGTGCGTAAGTCGCAAATGTAACTGTGTCCGGTGTAATCTAGCTTGACGGGCACGAAACCGCAGCGTAGTATTCCATTATTTGGAAAGAGAGGGCCAAATGACTAAGAAGGACGCCGTAGCAACAGCAGTCAAGCGAGTAGACGAGACTGGGTTTACCTTCCTCGTTTTGCGCCGAGGATATGGCTATCGAGCGCAAATCTCTTCCTACCCAGTTGCGCGAGGCTGGAAGATCGCCGAACAGATTGGTGTCGGCAACGTACAGAACTTCCGCGATGACCTACAGGAATTCAACCCGATTTGTGATGTCGTTTCTTAGGAGGAACCGATGCCGAGATACAAAGTAGCTTTAGAAGTCGAGATCGAAGCCGAAAGCGCAGAGGCCGCGTTTGCTTACGTCCGGTCTTACGCCACGATCACAGACGAGTACGCGGCCCAACACGGTACGCAATCGCAGTTTGAGTTCTATGTGTTGCCGCCAGAAGAGCTGGCCGAGGGAGAATTGGTAATTCAGTAACACGCCCGCCCGAGCGTATCGGGTAGTCCGCCACAAACCAGCCTCCACGCGGCGCGGACGGGTAAAGCTAATGGGCGAAAGGGAGTGTTTATGCAATGCAAGATATGCAACACCAGGACGGAAGCGCCTTACGCTGTAGCGACGAGAGTCAACAGCAAGGAGCTTTCCATCAAAAGGTATAACCGCACGGCGCAGCCGGTCAAAGGCTCGGTGTTACTATGTGGCGTGCGTTGCTCGGGCTCGGCGCTTGAACGGTTCCTACAGTCGGGCTCTCTTGAAATGCCAAACCAGCAAGGGAGGATTCCAGATAATGGACGAACAATTTGACCCCGAGAAAGTAGATCGCTGGGAGCCCCAATGGGACTATGACTTCGCGGGCATGGGAATAGACCCCGATGGCGGTTTCGTAGCCGTAGAAGATTACGACAAACTCCTACAAGTCCACATCCAGACTCTAATCGACTTCAACGCCTGCACCCTAAAGCTCGCCGCAATGAAAGGATGACATGACCGACCTAGCCGAACGCAGCACACGCAACCGCTTCGGGACCTCCGAGGTACTGTTCACCAAGGGCAAGAACCGGAAGATAATTGTCGAGGCCCGCCCGCGGTGTGCTATCATAAAGTTCTCAGGGTTACACGCAGAGTATGAGGTTCCGTGGAGCGCGATCGCGAGCCTGGCAGTAAAGGCAGACGTGGCGGCTAAGCGGGCGGCGAAGAAAGCGAAGGTGGCGGCGTGATTGAAGTAACAACCAGCAAACAGTGGGCTTGGTGCAAAACCTGTGACGGCCTGATTGTGCGGGAGTCAGCAGATCGCATTTGGAGCCACGCCCGATCAAACAACCATTGCCACAATTTGGTCGTAGAGCCTTTCATTTCAGCCACTGAGATAGAAATGGCTTCCTTGCTCCGAAATTCCAGATAATGGAAATCAACCCGCCGCAACAGCAGACTGAACCACAACACTAGGAAATATCACCAAGTTGGACTTCGGGGTCGCCTCTAACAAGGCGGCCCCTGTTGTTGCTACCCAGTCCTCGATGGCTTGCTCTATAATGGTTTCGACCGACAGTCCGGTCCGCACGGCGTAATCCTCGACAAGTTCTAGGTAGGTCATAGTGAGCAATATAGCTCATGCCCATCCGACATAGCAAGCATAAATCTGTGGAAATCAAATAATTCTGTAAAATTGTTTCCATTTCCGTACAACTGTGCCGCTATGCGGTGTATCATACAGACATCCGCCCTACTAGGGCATACAGGAGATTTACAATGGCGAAGCAAGCAATCCACACACCAGACCTCGCCGAGCTGCAATCGTTAGAGGGCTGGGCCCAACTAGATCCAGATGAGCGAGAGACAATCGTAACCAAGGCTGAGGACTTGGCCCGAGCACTTCACCAGGAGGGCCAATCCAAACTCAGCATCGGCTCCCACTTGGTGGTGATCCGTGGTATACTCCACCCTAAGAAGATGTGGACTGGGTTCCTCCGGAAGAGTTTCCACATGAGCGTGGCTACGGCGTTCCGGTATATCGCCGAGCATGAGACAGTTTCGAAGGCGCTGCCCGCCAACGTGATGAGCATTGCCATGAGCCGCGGGTATAAGATCAAGCCCCAGGCGATCGCGAAGAACCCACCGCCCAAGACGACGGATACGAAAGAGATTGTCCATTATCTGGACAAACTGGTCCGTATCCCAAAGTCGAAGGTGATCGTGGTCGAGGCGCTGGACACCGACCTGATGCTGAAGGAATGCCTGAACTTCTGCAAGACTCGGTTCGCGCGCGTGCCAAGTGGCCGCGCGAAGACTAACTTCACCCGGGCGCTGCTGGGTATGCTGCTCACCACTTTTGGAATGTCAGACCAGACGCTTGCTCCCGTAGCCGTCCCCGCTTTCTTTGCGGCAAAGCGGGGACGCCCGCTTGGGTCGCGTAAGGCTGCCTGACTGAGGGGGCTGGGGTTCGCCTCAGCCCTTTCTCAATTTGAGAATTGTGGAAATAAGAGTTGACTTTTTGCGGGGCGGTGGTATTCTATGAGGCATGGGAGCCTTTGATCTCTACGGACAGTACTACGAGAATGCCCGCGACGCTCACAACGCCGAAGATGCGCAGTGCGCAGCGATTGACGCTCAGGTTGCGGCGGAACGGGTGAACCAGTCAGAGTCGTATCTCTACAGTTTGTTGGAAGGCCAGCACTGGGAGATTGTACAACTGACTGAGCGTGTTGCCGCCTTAGAAGCGAAACTATCGGAGACCAAATGAGCCTATACAGCCAAGCACGGGCCTGTGGCGTCAACCCCGACGCGGATGCGGATCCAGAGGATTATGATCGGTACGCACATCACTATGTCTGCAACGCTTGCGCCGCAACCGAAGACTTTGCCCAGTATCGCGCCAACTATGTCTGCCCGTGGTGCGGCGAGGGAGTAATGGAGCTAGACACGCTATGACGCCCCGACAGAAAACCATGAATGAGATTTGCGACATTCTCCACGAGCAGGTCAAGGCCGACGGCATGGGTATGGACCGAGAGAGGTTCATAAAACAGCACCGACGCTTGAACCACAAGTGGTTACTGGTTGCGCTAGAGAACTTGAAGAACCCGATCAAAGATGAGGTTTCCGGATAATGGAAAACGTCCTCAAGCGCGGCAACCAGTACCACTACTCAGCCACAGTCGGCAACGGCAGAAGGCTCCGGGCCTCGCTCGGCACGTCATGTCCGAAGTCGGCCAAGCGCCTAGCCCACCGTATCGGTCTAGCCATAGCCTCGGGGCCGGACAGTGAGTTGTGGCCTACCTTACGCCTCACCCTGCCCACCCAGAGTTACCGCACCATAGCCACGGGTATGAGCGTAACCGCGCCGCCCGACTTGGCAGAGTTCGAATCCCTGTTCAAAGAGAAGCTGGACCGGCGGGAGAAGTTGGGCGAGATCACGGCCTCGACTCACAGTCTGTACGAGGCCGCCGCCGACAGCTTTTTCAACTGGCTAATCGGCCAGAAGATCGGCCAGATCTCAGAGGTAACCCCCTCACTGGTAGAAAAGTACCAGGTCTGGCGCAAGGAAAGAGTGTCCGAGCGGCCCCAGTCTAAAAACGGGCGCTCCCTGCTGACGGACAACACGGTGCTGGCCGCTATCTTCGAACTCGCCCAGGAGGAAAGGCTGATCCAGAAGTCTCCGTTCAAAGGCCGATTCAGAGCGTACGGTGCGCCCAAGGGTGCTGAGCCGTTTACACCGGAGGAGATGGCAAAGCTGGAGGCTGCGACCACAGACGGCGATCGCCTCGCATTCAAGATCTTCAAGTGGACAGGTATGCGTGGGTCAGATGTTGCTGATCTTACTTGGGCGGCGCTTGACCACATCGGCAGGACACTGCGTTGGGAGACCCGGAAGCGCGGCGTTTGGGTTACCATCCCGATATCCGAAGCTCTTGCTGATCAGTTGGGTGCGCGTTGGTACAACTCAACTGTAGTAGTGGAGGACAAGGTGCTTTCTGGCATGACGCGCCCGAAGCTATACCGCATGATCAAAGAACTTGGCATCCGGGCTGGCGTGCCCAACTGTCATCCCCACAGATTTCGTGACACTTTAGCCGTGACATTACTTGAGCGAGGTGCTACAATTTACGACGTAGCCAAAATGCTGGGCGACTCCGTTACGACCGTAGAGAAACACTATGCACCGTTTACCGGTCGATTGCAGGAACGGGTCCGCGGGATTTTAGATTCCAGCCGGGAGTTTATGGAATTCCGGACCACGGGATAGTCGTACCTGCAATTTCTGTTGGAGCGCATCGACCGCCTCACCAGTAGCAAGCCCTGAGTAGCCCTTGGAGGAGAGAGAGATGGCAAAGCAATACGTAGTTTCAGAGGAAGAGTTCATGTCTCTCATTGAGAGCCTAGAACTCCACGCCCTGCGTAAGAACAACTTCATCCGCGACGACATGGGCAAGCCGCCAACGTTTGAAGAGATTCATCGCACGTATCACTACGTGGTTGTTCGATGGGTTCAGGCTATGGGCTTCGGCGGAGTCAGAAGGTAGCAGGCTCTGAGTAGCCCCTTAGAAGAGAGGAAAGAGAGAGAGATGAAAGATAAGCGACCGTTCGCGCCGAAGAGATTGTGGATTCTGATGCACAGAGTATGTGGTGGCACCCAATGGGCGGCGTCGATGGACTATGCATTTCCTTGGACCACGAAAGCAGCAGCGATGAGGAAGATCAAGTCGCTCGGAGAAAAGGGAAAGAACTACAGGGCGTTCAGATTCGATTGCTCCACTACTGAGTAGCCCCAGAAGAGAGGAAGAGAGATATGGCGTTCAAGGTTTTTCACAGGCGCAAAAGCGCGAGCCGGGCCGCTTTCACCATCCGCCAAATCATAAAGAATGTGGAGATTTGGCATCGCATGGAAGCCGGAAGATGTGTAGGAGATTTTGTGCCAAAGACCGACTATGACAAGTTGTTGGAAACATGCCGCAGTTTACTGGAAGTCAACGAAGCTTTACGCGACGCTGAGTAGCCCTTACCCCAGCACCAGAAGGAGAGAGAGATGAAATATCCGAAGCGCAAAGTCCTGTCGATGAGATTCTATCGCGTCCGATGCAAGCTTGGTTACGGCTCAGTGATGATGCAGTTGGAGTGTGGTCACGCGCAGGGCAGGAAGCAGAGCGAGGCCAAGAATGTCGTCGCAGGAGTATCCACCGTCACATGCAAGCAATGTGACCCCCTGTAGCAAAGAACTGATGCGCTGCTGCGAAACGAGGAGATACCGATGAGTCAGGAAGAAGGGATGAAACTGGCGTTCTGCTGCCGCTGTGGAATGCCGATGCTGCGCTCCGGTGACGAACCACTACACCACGTTAGGCTTCTACACGGACTTTTGTGTTGGCTGAACTATTCAAGAGACTGATGCGCTGCTGCGCTGAAATGAGGAAATGAAATGAGCGAAGCGAGAGAGCCAATGATTGGAACTGGCCCATGTTATGCGCCTCGGCAGTGCTGCTTTTGCGGAGCCGTCCACGAGAAGGGTGCCGTGATGGGCTATGCGGGAGAGATTCAATGCGGAGTCTGCGGCAAGGGTGGCAACGGAGAACCTGACGAGCCGGGGATGTTTTACAAGCGCGTAGGGATGGCCTAAATGAGCAACCTTAGCGAAATGGATGAACCCTGCAAGTGCGGCCATCCTCGACATGTCCACGTAATTCGCATGATAAACACCAAGTGTGACTTTGGCTGCGCACACGGCTTATGGAGCGACAAGGAATGTCCATGCGTGAAGTTCGTTTCCGTCGCACCACCTGAAGCAAAGTAGTCCCACCACACCATAAGGAGCCACCATGACACCGAAACAGCGCAAGATTTGGAGTGATCGGATGATTCAGAAAGAAATTCGAATGCTCAACTTCTACCGAGCTCCTCTCGCGAATAATGATCCTCCTGATGGATCATTTCTCATGGGCGCATTCTTGCAGGGATGGGATTCTGCGATGCGGGCCTCGCGGAAAAACCCCAAATCAAAGCCAACGAAGTAGCCACACCATAAGGAGCAGAGATGGACGACAGAGATTTTGCAGACATGGAAACCGAGGACTTCGAGCGCGAACAGGACGATTTACGCGCCAAGCTCCCAGCAGATGCTAGCCTCTCAGAGCCGCAGGAGATTCTTGGAGAGTGCGATTACAGACTCGAAGGGCCGCACAAGAAAACTCCCGAGTGTAAGAACTGGAAGGCAGCCCCAACAGCAGCAGGGAGCGAGGAGCCGACGTCTCAGCCACGGTGCAGGAATTGCGGCCAGTTCAAAGCCATGCACGAAGGATGGAGATGGTGCGTTGGCGATCCGTGGGAGGATCATAAGAAATTCTTCATCCCCGGCGACGAACCCGAGGCCACGCAGGACTCTCCGAATAAGCCCCTAGACACACAAGAACTGCCGCCGCTGGGAATGACAATCATCACCCGAGAAGATGTAAGGCGAGCGCTGGGAATCCGTGAGCGCCAGTTACGCGAAGCCCGGGCTCGGCTCTCCCAGCTTGAGAAAGAGAACCAGTGGATCAGCGTGGAGCAGGAGTTGCCTACCGAGCGCGAGCAGGTAATGATCTCCACCGCTATCGCAGGAATAATGCTGTCCTCATGGTTTTGCTGGTTTCCAGAGAAGGGTGACCCGCCTTTATGGCACAACGTTCTTCGGGAATTTGGAGAAGTTACCCACTGGCGTCCTCTTCCATCCCCTCCCAGGGAGGCACTAAGCTCCGGGTCCGAAAGGAATTCCAGATAATGGAAACCCATGACCTGATAAACGAAGTAGTCAACCAGGCGAACATGATCGATAAAGGTATGACCAAGATGCGGGCCAAATACTCTTTCTCAGGCACGCCGCCGGAAGGACTGAACGAAAAGTTCGCCGCGGACGCAAAAGAGTTTATGCAGTGGCACAAAATTGGTATAAGATAAGAAAGAGGACAAAATGAGATTGGGCGCAGAACCGAGCATAACTGTAAACGGTGTAGTTCTATCACAGGCCGAAGCCATGACGTTGCGGGTGGCGCTAGGTTCATTCGTTATTTCCCTCCTCTCGGAGGGATTGGGTGAAGATGAAACTGGTCTCGCCATTTCACAGGGATACAAACGTTGCGCCGATAGCATTCATAAACTTATGTGGAGGAAACCATGAACCGTCAAGAATTCGACAACGCACTTTACATCAAACCCAGTGGCCGCGAAGACCGCGAGGCCCGAGAAAAGTCTAACACCCGCCGGTTCTGGTTTCTGTGCGTTCCGGGCGGTGCGCTGGCCGCGTTTATCGTGGCGCTGGTATCCGGCTCGGGCGGGGTATTCTTCTGGGCCTGGCTGGTGTTTACCTTTCTGATTTACGGGCTTAGTATTCCGGAGGGGAAATGAATTCTCAAGTTGAGAAACCAGTGGTGATGTTCGATAGCCCCGAAGCTGCCACGTATCGGACGGACATAAAGGGTTGGGTCTCGCGGGGCGGCTTGTTCTATGGGGACAACCCAGGATCGGAGCGTGGCGCGCGCTGGAGCGGCTGTACACACCAGACTTGCGAATGCGGGGCCGTTCACGAAAAGAGCCGCAGCATTTGCTGGGCCTGCGTTTCCAAACAGAGGGACGAGAAGTACAACGCCCTTCCTATGGTGGAGTGGGATGAAGCCACACCTATCTGCACGTTCGACGACGACAAGTTCTTCTTTGACGAGTCCTCCCTGCTGGACTGGATGGGTGAACTCAAGTGGGAGGCGGAGCAACGGGGCGAAGGGCTACCGTGCGTTCAGCTTGTGCTCTGTACACCTCACCGGCTCGGGTATATCGACGAGGACCAGTGGGCCGACGACTTAGCTGAGGACGGAGAACTCCCCGCCGAGGTACAGGAAAAGCTGGACGAATTAAACGAGGCCATCAAGCGCGCGCCGGTGGTATCGTGGTGGGCTGGGGCGACCCGGATCGACGTGGAGAAGCTGTGGGAGCAGGTCGCGGCTGAGGAAGTTTCCGGATAATGGAAACGGACTTTTACCTCGACTGGGAAGTAAAATCTGTTGTGGCCCTAGATGTTCACGGGCTCGACAGGTACGCTAAGGATCCTTCGACGGCGATCCTGATGGGGGCGTACGCCGAGGGAGATCACGCACCCAAACTCTGGCAGCCTCACCTCGAACCCAAGATGCCCGCCGAGCTGCGTGAGGCGCTTGAAGACCCGATGGTCGCTATCCACGCATGGCACAGCGCCTTTGAAAGGGTGATTTCCAAGAATGTGCTGAAGATCGACAAGCCCATCCCTGAGTGGAGATGTTCGATGTCCGCAGCGCGTTATTTGAGCTTGCCGGGAAGCCTGGACGACGCAGGCAAGATTCTGGGTCTGCGTGAAGACCAAGCCAAGATGAAGATCGGCGACAAGTTGATTCGGAAGTTTTGTATCCCGGAAGACCTTGGCGGAGAAACTACACTTTTCGGAATGAGCGAGCCCACTTTCCGATCCTGGGCGACGGACCCCGCCGAATGGGAATTATTTTGCGATTACTGCAAGCAGGATGTAGTTGCGGAGCGCGCCATCCTCAAAAAGATCCGCAAGTTCCCGTTGCCCGACTTCGAATGGGACACGTATTATCTCAACGAAATGGTCAATGCTACTGGGTGGCCAGTGGACATGCGTCTCGTGACCGGGGCGCGTGAGATTGTCGTGCGGGAATTAGAACGCCTCGGTACCCGACTGCACGAACTCACAAAATTAGACAATTCTAACTCCGTGGAACAGTTACTACCCTGGTTAAGGGATCGTGGGTACAACTTCTCGTCGCTGAATAAAACCCTCGTCGCGCGCGCGCTCGAAGACACCCAACTGTCCGAGGACGCCCGAGAGGTTCTGATCCTGCGCGGCCAGACTTCCAAGTCATCGGTACGGAAGTACACCAACATCGCGGACATGGTGAGCTTGGACGGGCGGCTGCGGCACCAGTACACTTACTACGGCGCGGCGAGAACTGGGCGGAATGCTGCGCACGGTGTTAACGTCGGAAATCTCCCAAAACCAGTCAAGTCAGTCGAAAAGCACCTGGAGCGAGCGATCGAACTGGTGCGCGCCGGAGACTACGAGGGAGTCAAGCGAGAGTTTGACAAGCCTCTGGACGTGATTACCTCGACCGTCCGTGCGTCCTTTCGAGCGGAGGACGGGAGTAAGTTTATCGTTTCGGATCTCACGTCAATCGAGAACGTAGCGATCATGTTCCTGTCTCGGTGCGTCTCGGGGCTAAAGGTGTTTGAGGAGAAGCGTGATCCCTACCTGGACTTCGCCGTCCACTTCTTCAAACAGAGTTACGCCGACCTCTACGCCGAGTACAAGGCGGGGGACAAGTCGAAGCGTACGCTGTGTAAACCAGCCTCCCTCGGATCTGGCTTTGGCTTGGGCGCGGGCGAAGAGTTCCTAGACGCAGACGGTAACAAACAGTGGAGCGGTCTCCTGAAATATGCCCGAGACATGGGAGTAATCATGACCCAGGAAGAGGCCACCAAAGCCATCGCTGTGTTCCGGAAAGTTTATCCCGAGGTGCCGCAGATCTGGAAGGACCTAGAGCGCGCCGCCGTCCGGGCCATACGAAACCCCGGATCATTGGTAGGCGTGGGCGTGCCTCAGTCGGACAAAGATCGTGAGTGGTATCTATCTAGAGGGCGCGCCGTAGACTTAGAGCCGTTCCTATCCTTCCGGTGCCACGGTAAGAAGATACTGGAATTGATCCTGCCATCTGGGCGATCGCTGCATTACATTGACCCTCGCGTCGAAGAGGAACCAGCGGTTTGGGAAGGCAGATCGTACACCCGCCAGAAAATCATGTACTACGGCAAGCAACAGAACACGTCCGCTTGGGGTTTGGTTCCCACATTCGGCGGCAAGTTGCTGGAAAACAGTGCCCAGAGCTGGGCCCGAGACATCCTCATGGAGGGCATGAAGAACGCTGCTGCGATGGGATTCGAAGTTGTCGGATCGACGTATGACGAGATCATCGCGCTGGTGCCTAATGATTCCCCCCTTGGGGTGGACCAGTTATGCGAGTGCATGACGCGGAAACCCTCGTGGATGCCCGATGGCATACCTCTTGGCGCGGCTGGTTTTGAGACACAAGAATACCGAAAAGATTAGTTGACATTTACGTCCCCGCGTGTGCTATATTCAATTCAACACAAACGTACTGGAGACAGGGACTCAGCGCTTGACCGTCATCTCCCTGTATTTTTCCGGACCCAAAGGAGAAACACCATGAAGCAAATTGTGAGCGTAGTAGAAGTAGACGGCGAGGGCCTAGAAGCCCTCCTTAACCAAGATGTCCTGCTGTTCGGACTCAACTATATCTATGCCGGGAAATTAGTCGGCGTGAACACAACTTTTGTCAAACTAGAAAACGCGAAGATCGTGTACGAGACCGGTTCGTTTACTGATAAGGGATACAAAGACGCACAGCCGCTGCCCGGCGCTTCGTGGTATGTCCAGACCTCCGCCATTGAGTCTTTCGGCCTCGGAAAGTAGGCGGCTATGGCCCGTTCAAGCAAACAAAAATACCGCTCTTTATGGTCGCGGTCGGGGTCGCGGTCGGGGTCGGGGTCGTGGTCGGGGTCGTGGTCGGGGTCGGGGTCGTGGTCGGGGTCGTGGTCGGGGTCGCGGTCGCGGTCGCGGTCGGGGTCGCGGTCGGGGTCGTGGTCGCGGTCGCGGTCGCGGTCGTGGTCGTGGTCGCGGTCGGGGTCGGGGTCGTGGTCGCTATAACTTAACTCTAACTGCCCGCCGGGAGCAATATCCCGGTTTTCCAGATAATGGAAAGAGGTCGCACATGACGATCGAAGAAGCCACAGAAGAACTCCTTGACTTGGTGTACGACCCGCCGATCTTCCACTCCGATCCGTACGTCCAACGAAAATCAGTATAGACTTCTATAGCGGACATCCTGGAAGGGTACGAGCCTGCTTTGCCGCCGGTTTGCCCCGAGTGTTCGCACAAGGACAGAGAGCATGACCGACTCGTAGATGAGAATACTGATATGGCGGGCGACATAGAGGATTTGGAACGCAAACTCGGGAGACTTCTAGAACAAAACGAGACCTTGCAAGACCGCAACATCTGTCTGAGCGCGCGATTGCGGGAGCTAGAAGGCGAATGACTTACTGGGGCCGAGTAACCGTTGCCGTGCTGTTCTTCTTTGCCGGAGTTGCCTTCCTCGGTGTGGGCAGTGTTAGTTTTTGGTGTTTTGCTGGGGCCGCAGTCGCTGTATTCTGGCCCAGAGGGAAGTATGACTGAACTTGAAGAGATGCGGGCCCGAGTGATAAAACTTGAGGCCCGGGTAGCAAGGCTCAAAAAGCGGCTGCTCAAGAAGAAGAAATACGAAGCGGGGTATTTGCAGGCTACGTCGGCTACCCCACAGTTGAGAGATTTGATTGACCAGAAAGATCGGGCCGTGCTCGAAGATTGATTCCAGATAATGGAAAAGGAGAGGTATGGACAAGTCTCGCAGTTCTGTAAGCGTGTTTATCGGGTGGATGGCGGCTATTATAATGGACGGGGTTGCCCCCAAAGCCAGTATTTGGGTGATTATCGGGTTTAGTTTTGCCGCCTACTCGGCAGCGGCGGTCATTGAGCACTTCCGTCACGAAAAGGAACTGAACAAACTTCGCTGGCCCAAGGCGCTAGACTAATGGCTAACATCCTACAAGCAACCGAGTGGCTGAAGCAGCACAAGCGCGTCCGGCGCGCCAGCATGGGCGAGAAGGGTCACTTCGGTCTTACGCCGTCCGGGTTCGTCGTGTTCTCCGAGCCGGACTTCACCGCCACACTGCATATCAATGACCTGCTGGCGGAAGATTGGGAAGTAGATGAGTAGCTTAGCTGAAATCCTCCGCCCGCAAAAACTCGACGACCTGCTGGGAAACTCTGGGATCAAAAAAGTTGTACAATCCTGGATCGACACGGACAACTTCCCTCGGTGTCAGCTCTACACCGGCCCGGTCGGCACGGGGAAGAGTTCTCTTGCGGCGATCGTGGCGCGCGCTTGCCAAGGGAAGGGTGACTTCGAAGGCGCGGACATCCGTTCTATCAACGCCGGGGCCGTCGGGAAGGTAGACGACATGCGGGAACTAGCCGCCGAGTCCGCCAGCCGCCCGTTCCTTGGCCGCTATAGAGTGTTCATTCTAGAAGAGTTTCAGAGGTGTACGGACGCCGCACAGGACGCGATCCTTGTGCCTATGGAGAATAACCCTTGGACAGTGTGGCTCCTTACAAGTTCTGAACCCGCCAAGATCTTGGCTTCGATCAAGTCCAGGTGTTCGGCGGCTACGTTCGAGCTGAAGCCCCTGAACCGAGGAGAGATTGCAGACTTAGTGTTGCGCGCCGCCCCCTCGGTTGCCTCTGGGACAGGCGTAGGCGTCGGAGATTTCCTCAGCAGCAAGGGCATCACATCTCCCCGGGAAATTCTGGGTGTTCTCGATCAGCACCTGTCCGGACTGCCCCTCGAAGAGTGTATACACGGATCCGAGCACGAGCCCCTCTACTCCGCCGTAGCCTCAGCCGTGCTGTCCGGAAACTGGACAAAGACCGCCGGGCTGCTGGCCCAGATCCCTACCGCAGACTACCGAGGTATGGTGGCTATGGTATCGGCGTACCTGGCGGGGGCACTGCTGAAGGAGCCGGTTGGAGCGCGCGCAGACGGATTGGCGGCCTGCCTGGTCGGGCTCGGGTCGAACCAGTTTGCGGATGGCGTAGCGTACGCGGCGGCTAAGGGTCTACTTTACAAATGTGCAAAGATTTTAGGAGGCGGCAAATGAGCAGTGAACTCACAAACCTGTTGCAAGAAACTTTAGAAACCCTGCGAGATAACGGCAAGACCTCCTCCGACGTGATTTGGGTCGGCAGTGGAGACGGCACAAAAGCCATTACCTGGGACCTGTTTGCCGAATTCGCCAACGTCGGATATGACTCAGGGTGCGGTGGTCATGAGATAAATGGCGGCTTGGTCGTGGTCGGAGACGACTGGTGGCTTGAACGCGGTGAGTACGACGGTTCGGAGTGGTGGGATTTCAAAGAGCGTCCCCGCCTCCAAGAAAATCCCCTCCCGTTTAACAACGTTCTGCTGCGGGGCTATCAGGATGCTTGGACAATTTAGCTTTCCATTAGCTGGAATTTGTGGTAAAATTGAATTCTCAAATTGAGAAAGAGGACGTATGACTACAGAGGAGCTTTCTGAATTCTACGATGAACACAAAGACGAATTTCTCCACTTCGAGCGCGTCGAAGACAAGATAACCAACCGCCCGGATCTTCACGCTTTTCTCCGGCTTGATAAACTATTACCCAACGCAGACCCCGTGGGGCGAGGTGCGGACGATATTGTTAGCGGAGCCGACCATGACGTTATTTACATCGGAATAGATGTCGAGGAACTCTTGGCCGTAGCCACTGATGACCAACTTATCGAACTTTACCGCTGCGGAATCTTCTACAGCGAAGACAACGATGCCCTCATTTCATTCGTCTAAAGGAGTAACATGGAATTTACTGACCAAGAACTAGCTGCAATACGTGCCGAGCAATGTAAGGGTGCGTCCGACAACCAATTTACGCTGTTCATCAGCGAGTGCAAGAGTCGTGCGCTACGTCCGGGTAGCCATATCCTATTTCAGCTCAGGAAGGCGAAGGAATACGATCCTGTCACCGGCGCGTACATCTCCTTCATGAAACCTTTCTACATCACCACGATCAGCGCGCTGTTGCTGATTGCTGAACGGACAGGTAAGTATGATGGGGCCTCCGCACCCGAGTACATCTACCTCGACGACGCCGGGGAGCCGACGGTCCTCTCCGAAATCCCCCTGCCCGACAAAGAGAAGAAGTCTTTGCCCCGGGAGCCGTGGGCTGTTCGGGTCAAGGTGCGCCGTAAGGACTTCTCCGAGCCCATCTCCAGCATTGTCCGGTTCGAATCGGTCGCCGGTACTCGCCGGGTTGAAGGCGGGGGCGTAGCGCTCACCGAGATGTGGCAGAAGAGGGGGCCCGAGCAAAACGCCAAGTGCTCCCTGGCCGCGGCGATACGCATTTGTTTCCCGGAAGAGGCTGGTCAACTGTTCATTGCAGAGGAATTGAAGAACGAACCAGAAGATGCACCAACACCATCTCAAGCCCTTACCCCCGCACCCTCCGCCCCGATCGTCCCCAAGGTAGACCAAACGCCCGCAACCTCAACCGATGCCCCGCGACCCGGCGAAGAGAAGCCGATCCCAACACTAGTGGAGCTGATCCTGGATAAGCCCGCCGCCCCCGAACCCGAGAGGAAGAAACCAGGCCGCCCGAAGAAAGAGCCGGTTCCAGATAACGGAAACCCCGGTGAGCTTGGGATCACAGACGAGGACATCGCCCTCGCAGGCCCCTCGACCACCGAGACTCCCGAAGAGCGTGCGGCGGCCCTAGCAGACGCCCACGCATTTGTAGAAGAGGTATCGGTCGTAGCAACTGACCCGTTACCAACCAAAGAGCAGAAGGATGCCTTCGTAGCCCATGTCCGAGAAATAGTAGCGGCGGGGGTTGACAACAAGCTGTTGGGAGCGTATATTTGCGGCAGAGTAAATAAGCAAAAGTCCAGTGAGCTAACCGTAGGCGAATGGAAGTCAGCGTTTGAGATTCTGAACTCCGCCAAAGCGGCTGGGACGCTCAAGGAAGTGGTGAAGCCGGTATGATTGACCACCGCGAGGCGTACTACGAACTTACCCGCAGTATGAATTCATCAAGGTGTAGTCACCCTGCTATCGCCATACAGGTTTGCCAGACCTACGTTGATTGGCAATCCCGCAGCTACGGTTATTTTGTTACCTGTGACGCCTGCCACCAAACTGGTAAAACTTGTAGCGATCCGGATTCCGCGAAATACAGCTTCTATCAGGACGAGTTTATCCGTACCCTCGGTTCCGTCTTCAAAAACCCCGAGAAGTTAGTAAAAACCGAACCCGAAGTAGACTACGTAGACATCTACCGTCAAGTCGGCGAGAACTACGTCCTTCAAACTCAGTACCTGACTTTCGAAGAAATTGCGAGGAAATACCCTATGGCAATTCTGCCCAACCCTACCCCCTACTGGATCATCGTGTCAGATGAGGGACACGCCGCGATCCCCGCCAAGCACCTCACAAAAGAAGCCGCAGACGCCGAAGCTAAGCGCCTGACCGCCGCCAAACCTGGTGCTACGTTTACCGTGTTCGAGGCTAAGTACAGCCTGAAGACACCGAAGGCCGAGGCGGTGAAGACGACGTACGAACCGAAGGCGACACATTTCTACGATCCTTATCCGTGGGTGTATCCCATCGGGCGGTAACCGCTGTAAATTCCATTATCTGGAAAGGGAAACATGTCAAAAGGTTTTAGTTTTGTAGTGGTCGGTGGCGGCCTTGGTCGCGACCCCGAGATCCGCTCTACCCAAGGGGGCAAGAGAGTTGCCTCGTTCAGCGTCGCGGTAGAAGAAGGGTACGGGGAGCGCCAATCCACGGCTTGGTATGACTGTATCGCATGGGAACCCCTCGCCGACTTCGTAGAGAAGCACCTCAAGAAGGGCAAGCAGGTCATCGTGTCCGGCAGCCTCCAAACCAGGTCATGGGACGACAAGTCCACGGGGGCCAAGCGCACCAAGACCGAGATCGTAGCCAAGGACATCAAGTTCGGGGATGACGGTAAGTCGGGCGGCTCTGGCCAACCAGCTAGGGCAGCCGCAGCCCCACCTGCCCGCCGTGAAACGCCCCAACCAGAGCGTCGGGAAGCGGCTGATCCGTTCGGCGACGAGGAAGAAGCCTTTTAGGAGCTACCGTGAAGATTTCAGTCACCCAGCATCACATTGACTCAGGGGTTCGGGGAAGTTGTACCTCGGACCCTATTGCTTTGGCCCTCAAGGATCTAGGTTATGAGCGGCCCTGGATCGGCGTGCATTACATCCGGTTGGACAAGGTAGACGTACACATGCCGTCCGAGGTGTACGAGTTCTTGAAGAGATTCGACAATGGTTTACCGCCGCTCGATCCGTTCGAGTTTTCGCTGGAGTTCTGATGCCCGCTAAGAAGCAAGCCCCCAAGCCGATCGCTCTCAACGAAGAGCAGCAGGCCGTGGTGTACGCGCGCGCTGGATTCTATCAAATTCTTGCCGGGCCGGGAGCTGGTAAGAGCCAATGTGTGACAACCCGGTTCGTCCAGTTGCTAAACGAAGGAGTCTCTCCGGACGACATTGCCTCCATGTCCTTCACTAGTACAGCGGCCAAGAACCTCAAGGACAGGGTCGAGGCTCAAGTAGGGAAGCTAACCACCACACGTAAAGCAGGCGCTACCACCTTTCATGGGCTGGGACTTGCCTTCGCGGTAGAGGAGCGCGAACACTTTGGATACGAACTCGCCGAATTTCCGTTATGCCCTGAGCCTCTGGCAAATAAGCTATCCGCTATTGCCGGAAAACGATTCGAAGCTGATCCCCGCTCACTGCGCGCCTACATCAGCCTTAGAAAACGGGAACGGGTTCGTGCTTCTGCGGCTGTCTCTAGAGCTGAGGCTCGCCTCGACGCCCCGGAGCTGAAGAACGCACTTGCCTACCGTCAGTACGAGAAGTCTTTGAAAGAGAACGGGGTGCTCGATTTTGACTCCCTCATCCTAGAGATGGTCGAGATTCTGGAGAAGAAGCCCGAGGTCCGCAAGCGCTGGACACGCGGCTGGATTATGGTGGACGAGGCGCAGGACTGCGCGAAGATAGAATGGGATCTGATCAAGCTGATCTCGGGCAGGTCGGTTATGGCGGTTGGGGATATTTCGCAGGGTCTCTACGCGTTCAGAGGAAGTGATCCAGCGCTATTCGCCCACATGTCCGAGATGTTCCCGGGAACTAAAACGCTGTTCCTGGCCCGCAATTACAGAAGTTCACCACAGATCGTAGACTTCATCCGGCCTTACGCTACGTCGGCTGAACTGGCAGAGAAGTTCCATACGTCGAATCCTGCGGGCCCCCTGCCAGTTGTGAAGGGGTTCGCAAGTAGTGCTCAAGAAGTAGAATGGATAATCGCTCAGATAAAGGAAACAATAAAGTGAGTAGGAGAGGACAGGCCCGAAATATCCCAATGTTGGGAAAGAAATTTGGGAAGCTGACAGTTTTAGAGCGGGCAAATGGGCTGAGAAACGGGCGTTATTGGCGTTGTGAATGCGAGTGCGGGCATAGTAAGGTGGTGTTTGGTAACGAACTGCGGCGAGGAAGTACTTGGCATTGTGGGTGCTCCAACAAAGCAGTTATCGACTTGGTGGGAAGAAGATACAACAGGTTGCTTGTCTTGGGGAGGGATCTTGAGAAAGAAAGGGAGAGCAAGAAGAGAAAGGTATGGTGGAAATGCGCTTGTGACTGTGGGAACCTTAAAACCATATGCAGTTCTGATTTGACTTGGAAGCACATTCAAAGTTGTGGATGTTTTCTAAGAGACACCCGGGGACAGTCCACCTTGAAGCACGGTTTGGCTAGAGTGGGCGCAAAAACATTAGAGTACACAATGTGGGCGCACGCCAAGAAGCGAGCCAGAGATCGGAATATTCCTTTTGACATCAAGCCGGAAGACATTGTCATTCCCGATAAATGTCCTATATTCGGGACACCGCTGAGGTCCAGCAAAGGCAACGGAGGCAAGATGACTTCAAACAGTCCTTCTCTTGACAGAACCATTGGTGAGCTTGGCTATGTCAAAAGCAATATTAGCGTTATCAGCCGAAGAGCTAACACTATAAAGAATGACGCCTCTTCAGAAGAACTAAGGGCTATCGCCAATTACATCGATAAGCAGACCAAAGAGGCCGCGTGACAGAAAAGCAAACAATTAGCATCCTAGCCAGAACCAATCGCGCGCTACTTCCTTTTGAGCAAGCGCTGTCGGCCGCCAACATACCCTTTTATTACGTGAATAAGAGTGGATTTTTCAACCAGACGGAGATACAACTAACTCTTGCCTACCTCGGGGCCTCCCTCTTTCCCGCGAATTACCTCATCTCTGGTATGCTTCGGGGCGATCTGCACCCGACCAAATTTCTCCCGCGTACTCGAATCTCCGCGAAGCTAAAGGAGTTGAAAGCCGAAGATGAAGACGCCTCCTACTGGGCAATCCTTACTAAGGAACCGCAGCGCCTGGTCGAGCCCCGCAATTTGGAAGCTGTCCGTAATTTCACGCAGTTTGTGCATAGCCTGTCCCGCTACCGCGACCTGTCTGCCGCCGACGCCCTTAAACAACTCTTCGGCGCTCTCCGGATAGGAGACCACTTCTCAGAGATGGAGTACGCAGACTCGGACCCACTGGAGAACCTGGCGGCTCTATCCAAGATGGCAAGCAAGTACGGTTCAATCAAAGAGTTTTTGGATTTCTGCCGGAGGGTCGCCGCAGCGTCTAAGAAAAAGACCGGCGTGGCCTTATCGACCTGTCATAGTTTCAAAGGAATGGAAGCCGATACGGTGTACCTCGTACAGTGCTCGGAGGGTATAATCCCGCACAGCAAAGCGACTGATCTAGACGGGGAGCGTAATGTGTTTTTCGTAGGCTGCTCTAGACCTCGCCGCGAACTTGTGATAAGTTATTCAGGAACCCCCAGTGTGTTCCTTGCGCCGTTTATAAAGAAGGAGAAAGCTGATGTTCAAGCCTAGAGATGTGGTGCGGTACCGGTCCTCAGACACTTGGTGCCGACACGGGATCGCGGTAATCCACGGAGGTCCAGAGTGGGGTTACGCTCAAGACACTTACTGGGGCGTTACCGACAACTACTCAGATTACGGGTGGATTCGCGAGCAAGACTTGGTAGAGTCGGTGCTTATCGGAAACCTGGATGAGTTCGAGCCGTCCCAGTACAAGGAGTGCCGGGACTTCCGCGAAGAAGATCAGTTCTACATTCCGATCGGCGGCGGTTCGGCTCAAATTTGGTACCGAAAAGGCGCGGAGCCGCAACCCGAACTCGTCTGGAAGAGACTGGTGTACGAAGTCGAGAAGGCCGAGAGCGCGATTCAGTCCGCTAATTGGAAACGGGAATGGGCCGTCAAAGAGTTGAATCAGCATATCGCCAAACACGGAATTCCAGATAATGGAATGGAGGACATCGGTGAGGCCCTACTTCATCCGTCTGTTTCTGCCTAACTTCGCTTTTGCGAACCCCGAAGACATCCACAAGTTCCCGCCCGACGCGCAGATTCGATTTGACCCTGAGCGCACGGGAAACGGAACTTCCCTTTTTGAGCACCCCACCGACAGCACGCATTACAACTACTACTGCATCTCGTGTTATGCCGCCGGTGGTTATAAAGATGCCTGTTTTAAGACTTCCGCCCGAGCAGCTAAGTACAAGCTAGACGGCCCCACTCTGGATCAGCAGCAAGAAATGAAAGAGCACGGCGAGCAACACTCCATCATCTACCAATGGGCGAAAGGAATACTCAAATGAAGGGTTATTGGGAACACAGAGCTAAACTACTGAAGCTGATGGGGCGTGAGCTGTCCGTGAACGAATTGGAGTTCGTGATCTGCATGTACTTCCTCGGTAAGAAGCCGAAGGCGGTCTACGACGTACTCAGAGAGTGGGAGGGTCGGTGAGCGACATCAAGTGGTACTCATACGAATGGGAACGCCCGCAGCAGGATCTACCGGTAATCATGCGCCGTCGGAACTACGGAAGCGACGAAACTCTCTGGGAAATGATCATGATTTCGGAGGAACTGCCTGATTGGTTCAACGTAAGCGGCCTCGAATGGCGGCCTACTGGAATCTTCACAGAGTTCGGCGGCACGATAACCCGAAATCACCAAGGATGGCAGCAAGCTAACTGTGTCGGCCTTGGGTCGAGCAGTTTTATGAGTGCCTTACTGGGGTCAGCGGCTTCCCAAGGAATAGGGGAGTGGCTGTGAGCTTCCTCTACAAGAACGCCTCCGGGCGCGAGATCCAGCACGGGTCAAATTCTTCCCTGTCCACATACCGGACATGCCGCCGTAAGTTCAAACTAAACCGAGTGGACGGCTGGAAACAGAAGGGCCACAAAGCCAGCCTTGAGTATGGCAAGGCTGTAGAAGACGCGATCATGTACTACCATGCCAACGGCCTCAAGAAGGGCGACTGCCTCGAAGAGTTCCAGCGGATATGGCTCAAGTGGGCCGACCAAGACCTTTCCTACACCGACCAAGAGGGTGACTTTTTCCAGCTTATGGGTATGGGTAAGGAGATGGCGCGGCTGTACGAGGCCCGACTTCCGAGCCTACCGATCCGCAACCCCAAATTTCAGTTGCAGTACTTGAAGAAAGTCTTTGAGGGCACCGAGCTCGCCGACCTGGAGTTCATGGGGTACGTGGACATGCTGTCTACCCTCGAAGACGGCAGCCGCCTGATCATCGACATCAAAACGGCGAAGTCCGGCCTCGACCTAACCCCGAACATGCTATCCATGGACCCCCAGCTCCGAGAGTACGCCTGGCTGTCCGGAATCCGGGATGTGGCGTTCCTGTGGTTCGTCAAGTCCAAAGCCGGGGTCAAGAAGGGCGACACCGTAAGCCTGCTGGACGAGGGTGGGGCCGAGATGACCGCCTTCAAATACCAGAAGGACGAAGAGACTCAAGAAGAGAAGGTGCTGCTCGGGCACCCGATCGCTGTCCAGATACTGGACGACCAACTATCCGAGATCAAGGGCAAAGGCTCTACCAAGTTACAAGAAGCCTTCGTCGAGAATTGGGTGGAATTGGGTATAATCAGGTGGGTTCCGCGCGACCAGATTGTTAAAGTCCGGCTCCAGTTTGTCCGTGCTACAATACCCGCAGAGATTATCCCAGAAGTCGGCAACCGTGTCGGGCATTTGATGGTGCAGATGAGGCAGTCGGCCCTAGACAACGACTATCCGCAGGACGGCGGCGTGCGATTCCCGAACCAGATCTGCACATGGTGTGAATTTCGGGGCTGCTGCCTGAAAGACCAAGGCTTGCGGGACGCCCTGCTTGTCCAGATCGCCCCCGCAGCAAACGAACCAGACTGGTTAGATGACTTAGAAGAGGAGGCAGCGTGAAATCAGTTGATTACTTATACGACATTCTCAAGAAACATCCGGACGAAGGGTGGTATATCGGCAAGAAGCGGTACACCATCGGAACCTCAAGGATCGATGGAAAGTGGAAAGAGGCCGTATGCCTCTGCTGGCGCGATCGGGTTGGCGTGATTAGCGAATTCTACGACACCCCCGAGGAGGCTTGGGAAGTCTTTCTCGCAGCCAATTACCCGAAGGTCTTGGAGCAGTGGAAAGAGAAGGAGGCAGCGTGAGTCTAACCCCAAAGAAACGAGCCGAGCTGTTCAATATGTTCAAGGGGAAGTGTGCTTACTGTGGCTGCGATCTCCCCGCAAAAGGATGGCACGCCGACCACATAGAGCCTATCATCCGAGGAGGCAAGTTTGTGCCGGTCGAAAATCACGGGTACACCTCCTACAAATACGTCCAGAACGGAAAGTGCGAGAGGCCCGAGAACAACCGAGACGATAACTACTACCCCTCCTGCCGGTCATGCAATATCAACAAGAGCTCCTGCGGCTTAGAGCTGTGGCGTAAGTGCTTGGAGCGGGTGGTTGAGGGGATGCGGCGCGACCACGCTTCTTTCAGACACGCCGAGAGGTTTGGGTTGGTCAAGGAAGCGGAGACCAAGGTAGTGTTCTATTTCGAGAAATTCCAGAAAGTGGAAAGTGAGGTAGCATGAGTGAAGTATACGTATTAGTGAAGCAGGTTCCTGGTCGCCCGAACGGTGAGGTGACCTTGCATGGTGCAACAAGCGACGAGATAGTGTCTGATACTTGGTCGGCGGCGGGTCCTGATAATGTGTCTTTTCTGGTCGATACCGATTACGCGCCCGGATTTGATCCCTGCCAGTGGGAAGAGGTGGAAGAGTGAGCACAATCCTGCGTAATGCAGTTCGGTGTAAGAAGTGTCTAGCCGTGCTAGAGTCTAAGCACCGGCATGACTTCGTCCAGTGCCCCTGCGGCGTATTCGTAGATGGCGGGCGCGACTACCTGCGCGGCGGCTGGCCCGGCGGCGAGTACGAAGACTGGGTCGAGGAGTTGCACGAGTTCGCCAATGACGAAGTTTAGCTTTCCATTATCTGGAATTTAGGGGTAGCCGTGCCGAAAAGAGTCGTGGATGGGGACGCTGTATGGCGCTCCAAGAAGCTGAAACTGATGCACCCGCAGTTCCGGGCCGAGTACGCCAACCTGGTCCCGCTCGCGGAGGCTAACGGAGTGTTTGAAGTGGACGCGGACAGGATCTGGTCGGATGTCTACTCATACAACCGCGACGAAATCTCGGTCGAAACGGTCGAAGAAATCCTCGCTAACCTAGAAGAAGTCGGTCTCCTGCGTGTCTGGGAAGAGGATCGCAAGGTCTGGGGGTATTGGGAAGGTATCCACAAGTCTGGTCGGCTGCCAAAAGCCTCGGAACTGTCGAAATATAAGAACTTACCTCCGAACCCACCGCCGGAAAAGAGTATCAGCGGAGACTCAGCGGAGACCTCGCTGACCCTCGGCCCTAGGTTTGGTATTGGTTTGGATAGGATTGGTAATGGTTTAGATGCGGAACCGCAAGACCAAAATGAAACAATTTCTGAAGACGAGGACACGGACATGAAGCTCAAGAAAGAAATTCAGGTAGTGTGCATGAGGTACGGAGCCAACGCCGGGGGGTTCAACGAGACCTGGGAACAGATGTCCGCTTTGGAGCAGGCCCATTCTCGCGGAGCAGTTGTCCGCAGCTTTACCGAGTTCCTGGACGAGAACCAAGGGGATGACTTCCCCCGGGGGGCTGTTTCTGCGTACCTGAGGGGCGCTGCGAGGCGTTTGTCCTCTGGAACGTCCTCAGCATCGGTCGCGGCCAAGGACCCGCAGGTGAAGGCACTGGAGGCCGAATTGATCTACTTGTCCGACGATCGGGTAACCTTTCAGGCCGGGCACAAGATCGTTCTGGAGGAATTGCTTCGGGAACATAGCCCCGAGGAGGTTATCTCAGCTTTCAAGACGTTCATTGAGAACAAAGACCTGAATGACCCTAAGGTGCTGAACTTCGCTGCCAAGAACTTCGTGGACGCTGCAAACGGTCTGATACTCTCTGCGCGCCGCCGCAACCAAGAACGGGATCGCGACTCCGCCGCCCGAGAATCAGCTAAGCTCCGCCTCCAAGAAGAAGCAGAAGCCGAGCGGGCCGCCGCGGAAGTCGCCAAGCAGGCTGAGGAAGCGTTGTTCGATCCCCTCGCGTAACACCTATTTGCGTGACACCTGAAAGTGTGGTACACTCCGTCCAGATAATGGAAAACCGAAAGGCCCCGATGAAAATTCAGTATGTTGAACCAATCCACGACCTGGCGACCCCGCGCAAGTGCTCGGTCTGCCTTGAACCTGCCACTAGCTTCGGGTTTACCGCCAACCATCGTGGCGCGGTCAACCCTTCCTCGAAGACACCACTCTGCCCGGCCCACTCGGAACTCTAATGGAAAACACATGGGGTAAAACAGCCTACTTAGGCCCGCGGGTAGATCAGAAGGTCTGGATCTACTACAAGCGGGAAGTGCTAGAAGCCGTGTACCTCGGGCACGGAAATTACTACCTTCAGTTTGCGCAGCGCGGCGTAGCGTTCGAGGGCCGCTGGATGCCCCGAGAGATACCAGCACCACCAGTGGAGTAGCCTTGACCATCACAGAGTTCAGAGACAAGCACCAGTCCACGATGGAAGAGAGTACCTGGATAGCCGGGTGCTATCTCGAAGAAGTAGAAGGACTTAGGTTCGGGATCGACTTCGTAACCGGGGATGCTCTGGAATTGGCCGCCTCCGCGCTGACCCGGACAATGACCAACAAATTCCGGGACGAGCAGGCGAACAAAGCTATTCTGGCTGACGTGCAATCCGAAATGCTGGCGCTATCCGCGCCGAAGCCGAACAGATTTGAAGATGATGACTGGGAAGAGCGCTGGCCGCACGGAGACGAGACTGACGATGTCTGATGACCTTGATGCAATTAAGGGGAACCCCGCGGTAATTCGGGTGTACAACTCAATTCTCAAATTGAGATCTTTGGGCGGGGGAAAGTATCAGGGACTTTGCCCGCTACCAGGACATAGCGAGAAGTCCCCGTCCTTTACCGTTTACCCCGACATGCGCGCGCACTGCTTCGGATGCAACCAGGATTTCAACATATTTACGCTGTTGCAGGCCGTCGAGGGTATTGATTTCAAGCAGGCTCTGGAGAAGGTGAAGAAAGAGATTGGCGGGTGGGAAGAGGCCAAGGAGACTACCGAACGGGCTTTCAAGCCGATCGCCCCGACCAAAGTGTTTAAGACAATACCGCTCAGTAACTTTCAGAAGCTAGAGGAGGCTTTGGAGTATAGTGTTCCTGCTCGGGAATGGCTACTCAAGGAGCGTGGCCTAATCTACGAGGCAGTAAAGCGACTCCACGTTGGGTTTGTCCAGTCCATAGGCAATTTGGCTGGACAAGACGGGGCGGACATCGCCGATAAGGGTTGGATCGCCTTTCCGTGTATCGAGGGTGACAAGGTAATCTCAATCAAATACCGTTCCATTATTCGGAAAAAGCCGGGTGGATTCGCACGCCAGCCGGGAATGGCGACCGCTCTCTGGAACTCCGAGACGATCGATGTATTCGAACCTGTCTACCTGACGGAAGGCGAGTTCGACTCCGCCGCGCTAGAGGCTGCGGGATTCCATGCGGTCAGCGTCCCCTCTGCCGGGGTGAAACTAACCCCAGAGCAGAAGGACCAACTGATGAAGGCGGCGTACGTAGTGCTGTCCGGAGACAACGACCCCACTGGCTCGGGGTACATGAAGAAGCTTTGGGGTGAGCTGAATGAGCGGTGCTACCTACTAACATGGCCGGACGGCTGCAAGGATGCGAACCAGGCGCTGAAGGAGAACTGCAAGGGTGACATAGATAAGTTCCGCGAAATGGTAGACAGTCTCACGTCTAAAGCGAAATCAACCCCGGTCCCAGATGTCTACGCTATTCAGGAAATCATGAAGAATAGCGAGGATACCAGCCTTGCCGACCGGGCTGATCGCCTGCGGTTCCCGTGGTCCAACGTGGATAAGATGACCATCCTGTTACCCGGGTCCGTGCTGGGGCTCACCTCGACGAACACGTCTATGGGTAAGACCCCCTTCGCGATCCAAGGAACTTTATTTGGGGCTAGGAAATATCAGGAAGTTGTGGTAAACTGGCAGTGCGAATTAAGTCCAGCGGAAATTTCAGTGATCGTAGCGGCACAGGTGCTCCACAAGAACCGTAATTTCCTGGGCAAAGAAGACTTGAAACAAGCAGCAGAGCAACTCGACGGAGTAGCCTACTACGTCGGTAATAACCCAGTCATCACGAACATCATGGAAGTGCTTGATATCATGGAGGCCGCAATACGTCGCTTAGGGGCCACGGTCGCAGTGCTTGATAATCTGCATTTTTATACAACAGGCATCGACGACGAGAACCGAGTCCAGACCGCGGCGATCAAGAGGATTAAGCAGATAGCAGGGACGTATGGCTGTAAATGGATTGTGGTCGGACAGCCTCGTAAGGCCTCTGCGCAGTCCAAAGGTAAAAAGACCCACATTACCGACGCCAAAGGTTCTGGGTCATTCGGCGATACATGCGACAGCTTCATGGCGATCCACCGTGAAGTCGCGAAGCGGGACGGCGATGAAGAGTTGAGCGATATTTACGAGGACAAGGTATTAGTAGAAATGCTGAAGACGCGATCAAAGGGTACAGGTAAGTCCAGCGGGTTCTTGACCTTTTTTGGAGAGTTCGCAGAGTTTGTTCAGTTGGATACGCATCACGAGGAGGAACCGGAATAATGGAAACTATCACTTACGCCCTAACCTGCAAAACAGAAGAAGACACGCAACAAGTAGGTCTTCTTATCGACTACCTTTACGAGATGGACCGGCGCGCGGCGATTTTACTCGTCGAGAAATACGGGGTGAAGTCGTGAAAGTAGTCTTCCTCGCGGTCCCGTTCATTGTGTTTTTCTTCGCCGCTTTCTATTTCGCCAGCGTCCTCCCTTCGGCGTGGTGGTCCTTCCCTGCGTCCTTCCTCTGCGCGATATTTGACTTTTTCTTCTTCATCGCGGCGTTTGGCGAACTGATGTCCAGGATTACCAACCGATGATCATCTCCTCCACAGACCTGAAGCGCGACCTCAAGAAACTCTCGGGCGTTCGCGCAGAGCAGTACGTCTTCGGCCCCCACGGAGTCTCCGCGCAGGACTCGGACGTGTGGGTCGTGGTCGCCTCCCCGCTATCCGAACTCGGGAGTTTCAGTTTGCTCGGTAAGAAACTGACCCAGGTAGCGAACAGGATGTCCGGGCAAGTCGAGATCACCCGCACCGAGCAGTCTCTGGTCCTGAAGTCAGCCAAGGCGCGAATCGAGCTCGAAGTCAAAGACGCCCGCCCGCAGGCTTTCCCCAAGGCGAATGAGAACGGTCTCACCTTCACGGGTGACGCCGCGGTCAAGTTCAAAAAGTCGCTGGCCCTGTCCGCCGCCTCAGTAGATTCCCAGAAGTCCAAGTGGTGCGGAGACGTGGTCCACTTCGAGAGCCTGGCAATGGGGATCGAGGACGAGTTCGCGCCCGGGTACCGACTGGTCGGAACCGACGAGAAGGTACTAACGGTAGTGTCCGAGCCGGGCGGGAGTTTCCCTCAGTTCTCGCACCTGCTCAGTCTGGCGGCCTGCGGGTTTGTCCAGATAATGGAAAACTCGATCACGTTCCGCGAAGCGGGCACATGCACCTTGATCCAGTCCCCCGGCCTTGACGTGTACGCCTCCAAACCCCTCAAGGTGTACCAGCCGATCGAGCGGATTTTAGCCGTCACGCCGGTCCTGAAATTCTATTTCAAACCCGAAGAGTGGTTGGCCGCATACCGGACAGTAGAGCCTCTGCTGGAAGAAGACGACGGCGCGCGCCCAGTGACTTTACATTTCTCGGACGGCGTGGTACAATTCTCTACATCAGGAACAGGAACAAACGGTTTAGACGAGTCAGTTTATGAGCAAGTTGAACCCGACCCTCTATTTGATCCGCAAGAGATTACTTTGGTGGTGAACGCAGATCACTTGTCCGGGTTTTTGTCTAAGGTGACCGGCGAGGCTACACTAGCGTTCACGGCAATGAACAAGCCATTGAAGTACGAGTCGGGCGGGTTACAGACTCTGACGTTTCTTAGAAAGGGGAGTAAGAAATAATGCCGATTGCCGCGCACAGCGTTTCAGAAATTTTAGGGATCGGAAGCCTTCTAACTCTTGTCGGAGGAAGTTTATTCGCGTGGGCTAAAGGGCTACCAGTTCAGGTTACTAACTTCGTGTTGAACAAGTTTACGGTTGGGGTTACGATAAGAGATACAGATCCCTTGTTTCCGAGCGTACTTTTGTTGTCGCAAAAGCAAGAAAATATGAAAAGTTGCCGTCGGCTATTGGTTGAGTCTGAGCAGTTAAATTCAGACGCGTGGACTGCGGCTTCCCTTAGTTTGGCCAGAAATACCAAAGGAAGGATACTGTTTACAAGGGCACCCGGTAAACACGTTTTTCGCTACAAAGATCAATGGGTATTCTTTACTAGAATCGTAGACGATAAGAAGACGGGGATCGGGCGCAATGTCGAGCAAATTTTCATGAGGACGATCGGAAGAAATAGGTCGTTGTTAGAGGCCTTGTTCGCAGAAGCTAAATCCGAAGTAGATAAAACTAGATCAAACAGTCTGAATATACGCGTCTCGAACGGGGAAGGTCAGTGGTCGTACATCGCTGGATGCGGAAAGAGATCTCTGGATTCTGTGGTTCTTAGGGGCGAATTTCTAGAGAAAATAAAGAGAGATATAGAGGTTTTTATCGCCAATGAAGATTTTTATCGGTCCACTGGGACTCCCTACCACCGTGGATATCTGCTAGAAGGACCTCCCGGTAGCGGCAAGTCTTCCTTAGTTCAGGCACTAGCTACTCACTTCGACAAGAGCCTGTTTGTCCTGTGCCTAAATGAAATACACAGTGATGCGAAGTTACGACAATTAGTGGGCGCTGTTCCTGAAGATAGTTTTCTGCTGATCGAAGATGTGGACGCTTCTGCTTCTACGGTTTCACGCAAAAAAGATGATAGTTCGGAAGACAACGAAGACAGGATATTCACCAGGGGGCCGTCGTTAGCTGGGTTCTTGAACGTTTTAGACGGAATTTTTGCCAAGAATAAGTTGCTCGTGTTTATGACGACGAACTACCCAGACCAACTCGACGCGGCCCTCGTCCGCCCAGGAAGAATTGACATGCGTATTCGGCTTGATAACGCCGTTCCAGAGCAGGCGGCGCGGTTGTATCAAAAATTCTTTCCGACTGCTTCCATCGGAGAAGCAAATGTTTTTGCAGAACAAACAGAAGGTAATAACGTTTCGATGGCGTCACTTCAAGAACAACTCATCAAAAAAGTTCTCGGAGGTGTAGTGTAGTGGCTATACGCGAAGAAATCGACGACCTCCTAGAGCAGATCAACTCCCACCAGATCCGGCTATCCCACAGCTACGCCCGGCTCGGGGGTATGCTCTCCGAGGTAGAGAAGTCCAAAGAGTGGGTGAACTGGGGCTTCGAGAGTTTCCCGCGCTACATGGCGTACGTGGGGGAGAAAATTGACCGGCGGAAGTCCCAGATGTACGCGGTGCTGTCCGTCGCAACCGACCTGCTGCCGTACCTGACCGAAGAGAAACTGGAAGCGATCGGGATCACCAAGGCACACGAGCTCCGGCGGTTTGTGAACACCTCGGGGCTGCGACCAGACGTGTTGCTACACGGAGGCGATGTCCAGCTAATGGAATTCGCCGCGGACCCCAAGGTAACGGCGGCCCAGCTCAGGGTGGAAGTGAACAAACTACTCCACCAGGATGAAGACCCCCAAGGTCTCTGGTACGACCTCAAGGGCTGCTACTTCACGGTAGAAGAGAAGAAGACATGGGAGCGGGCGGTCGAGCTGGGCAAGCAGATGGCCGAGGTAGCAAGCAGTACCTCGGAACACGGACAACTCAAGGCTGCGCTGCTGCTGATGGCGCAGGAAGTAATTGGAAGCTGGGAACCGGAGATGATAAGCGCATGAACGGCTGGATCAGCGTAGAAGATCAATTACCAAAATTTTGCGAAGATGTCATCATCTCTAACGGTAAAAAGACGTTCGTCGCTCAGTTACACCACTTTGGTAGCCATCAACCTGAGTTCAGTCTGGACGGAATGTACCCGTGTTCGGGATTCACCCACTGGCAACCGCTTCCCGAGCCGCACAAATGAGTTACGGGTGGGCAGAATTTGACGAAGCAGCAGACGAAGCGGGATCCAAGATAGTCCGGGTAGAACTGGGCGCGAACGGCCTCCCGATCCGGATCTTCCGCAAAGACCACGAGTACCTTCAGTGTCCGGAACAGTGGCTGGGGATCATGACCAAGAAGGAAGCGGTCGGGAGTATTCGCCGCCAGGTGTTTGACCGCTGCGACGGGAAATGCGAGCAGTGCGAGCGGTATATTACGTGGGAGAGTTTTGAATTGCATGAGAAAGTTTTCAAGGGTAAAGGCGGCGAGGTCTCACTGGAGAACTCCGTCGCACTCTGTAATCACTGCCATCAGTCCGGCCCCAACGCAGCACACCGAGACAGACGCTGGCAATCGGCGAAGCTGAGGAACTAATGAACCTGGAAGATTTCAAACCCACGATCGCCGGTATTCTGGTCAAGCTGAAGGTACCCTCGGCCCAGAAAGAAGACATGGCCCAAGAGTGCTACATAGAGCTCCTTGAAAAACAGGAACTGGTGGCCGCCGCAGACTTCCCATACAGCTACGCAGAGTCGCTGTGCAAGAACCGGATCTTCGACATCTGGCGCGCGCAGGAGCGGAAGATACCTACCGAGAGCCTGAGCGATCCCCGTGTTTTACACAAGGCCGCCAAGGTGCCGATTTACGAGCAGTTCGGGGTATCGGACGAGAGTATGCAGGAGGCGCTCAGCACCCTGTCCGAGGACGAGCGCGCCGTGGTGGACCGGCTATACGTCCAAGGGTACTCCAGGTTCGAGACGGCGGCGGTGCTGAACATTCATCTGAACACAGTAGACAATCGGGTCAAGTCAGCGGTAGTGAAATTGAAGATGTATTTCGGGGTTGCGTAATGGGCGTCCGCACAACTCTCACAATTACCTGCGATTATTCTGAGTGCAAGGGTAGACAGACGGGCCCTTCGGTGATAGAATGGGTTCAAGAAGACATCAAAGCAGGCGCTCCGCTTCCTCCCGCCGCCGCTAGTATTGTGAGCATGGACTTGAACGGGACGAAGCTGGCGTTTTGCAAGTTGCTGTGCGCGGCCCGGTTCTTCGCGCCGCCCGGGTTTGAAGTGGTTCAGAAGAAGGTTATTGATTTTCCAGATAATGGAAATTTCCCAGGAGAGCCGGATGAAAGTGTCGCCTCAAGTTGACAGGGTCGCCCGAGCAATCTGCAAGTCTGAAGGGTTCTCTTTCTGGCCGCTGGATATGATCGAGCCGGATAGCGGGGACCTCGCAATGGTCGAGCACTTTTACACGGCGGCGCAGGCTGCTATAGAAGCGATGGAGGTTGAGTGACCGCATCAGAATTTTCCCGGGGAGTAATGGCGCAAGCGGCGTGGCAGGCTGCGCAGAACGAAACCCACCAGGTCATGCTGTCTGTCCTCATGGTGTTCAAGAATCGGGCCGAAGCGGGTTGGTTCGACGGCTCACTCTACCTAAACTGTGCGCAGTGGCTCATCGAGAACCCGCCAAAGGCTATGCCAGATGAGCGCGACCCTCAGTTCTTGAATCTGCTGTCCAAGCTGGACGGAGTAGTAGCCGGGCTGGTGCCGGACAAAGTGGCGGGGGCGTTGTGGTTCGCGCCCAAGTCAGAGTGTGAAGCGATCGCGGGCCGGATCGTAGCAACTGTCGGGCAAATGAACTTTATATCTCAGTAGGAGGAAACATGGCAGCTAAGAAGAAGGCAGCACCAGTTGACCCGTTCCAAGAGTACGAGCAGCGACTGGGGAAACTGGAAGAGCAGCTACAGGATTTAGACGAGGGTGTGGCTCACAATTTCATGGCTCATGATGATCTGATTGACGGTCTTCGCGAAGACCTGGCCCGTAGAAGACAAAGCAATCGCCGAGGTAACTGCTCCTGCCTGGTTTACGATCTTGGGTTTTGTGGCTCTGGTTGTGGTGGGAGTCTACCTACTAACGCATCTTTAGGAGACCGCGGTGCCGATTTTCAGCTACGAGTGCAAGTCCTGCAATTCTCAATTTGAGAAACTTGTCCGGAAAATGGACAAGCCTGTTGAGTGCCCAAAGTGCGGCCAACCCGCAGAACAAGTATGGAGTACTCCGTCTCCTATGGTATGGGGCCGGGGTGGAAGAGGGTTCTAATGAGTGATAGAAGTTTCGGTAAATCATGCGCCACGAGCGACCAACAAGAAGACTTCCACGCCTTCCACCGTCACAAGGATTTTCACGGATGCGAAATCCGGCTAGAAAAATCCGATGCGCACGGAGACGCGCTTCGTCATCTGGTAAAAGGGGCCGCTACTTGGCCGACGGTTAGGAGCTATCCAGACGGCCTCAAGGTCGGATGTACTTTCCTCACCAGTGCGGCGTTGGAGTTGATCTATAGGTGGCATGAAGACTTTCTTGTTACAAACAACACCCGCACCCACCAGGGGTAGTTATGCCCAAGCCTAAGACGAAAGCACAACTCGACCGCGCGGCTGACCTGCACCGGCAAAAGAAGTATGGGGTCGGTTTGGATTATTACGATAAGCAGCTCGACGCCCAGAGCGGCGGGTGCGCAGTGTGCGGAGTTCCTCCAGGCGCGAGACGGCTCCACATTGACCATGATCACGGCTGGACAAAGATCAGGGTCGAGTCGGTAAAGATTTCTGAGGCTTGGGCAGCGCGCGCTACCTACAACGGGACTTTATATCTAGGCGGCGGACGGACCAAGTCCCACGCGATCCGGGCCGTCAAGGCGCAACTTAAGAAGTCTAGTGTACGCGGGCTACTTTGCTATCAACACAACGTCGGGCTCCAGAAGTTTCAGGACAACCCTAAGTACTTACGTGCGGCGGCCCAGTACCTAGAGAACCACCAGGAGGCAGCATGAAAAATCTTTTCGAAGGTTACGGTTTAGGAATTATATTTGTTTTAGGCTTCGTGTTATTCATGTGGGGGTTCCGTCCTCTCGTTTTTCCACGAACTGAAAATTGGGACACGGTGCGCGGGGAAGAGACCCGATACTGGGTCGGCAATCAGGACTGCGGAGAGGTGGACGACGACACGATATTGGGATTTTGGGGAGGTTACTCTGATCCTCCAATCTGGGTCGGTCTGGGTGACTATTCTCATTATCAAACAAAAGAACAAGCAATGCGCGCCGTCGAAGCGAGTTGCAAATGAAAAAGTTTGTGTTCTTTCTAGTTTTTGTGCTTGGCGTTCTATCGGGGTTCTCAATTTACGTGTACCATTTTCACAACTTACGCGCACCAGTAGTGACTAGCAATAACGAAGTGCTATTGCCGCCTCCGACTTATTTGGACGTTCGGGGCGATCGCTGGCTAGTTTGGGAATCGAATCTATCATCCGCCTCTCCAGCGAGCGGTACCGGAAGCAGGGTTCAGGCAGATACAGATTGCGAATGGAAAGAGATACGGTACGACGCGAAAGCCATTAACTCTCAAGATGAGTTTCGAGAGGTTTTGTGGCATGAGGTTCTGCACGCCGAGCACTGCGGTATAACAGCCGACAGCATTGAGGCTTCTAATTGGGGTCCAGATACGAAAGATATACGAGAACACGCCAGCGTATATGAGGTCGGCATGTTCCTACCTGGGTTTGTCCACGACAACCCTGACTTTATGAAATGGGCGGAGGACTGGAAATGAGCCACACAACACGAGTAGAACGCCACGCAGCCGTAGACATCATTTCCTCCGCAGCCGGTGGAGCCTTGGTCGCCGCAGTCCTTCAGAAGTCCTGGCTCTGCGCGCTGGTAGCTGTAGTACTGGGTGCGGCAGTTTACATCTTTGACCGGATGAGCATAGAGGAAGACGAGATTGAGTTTGACCCGGAGCCGGACATTCGGTTGATGAACCTGCCTCCGCTACAACCTTACGAGCGTATTCCGCCGCGCATCTACAAGCGGATCATGTTTGAGGCCGATCGCGACACCGAGGGAATCCAGTCCGACCAGCCGCTGCTGACCTACCACAACGGGCTGCAAGACGGCGTGATCACCTTCGCGCAGTGGCTAAAAGAAGAGATTGAGGTTTCCAGATAATGGACGCGATTAGACCAGTATTTTCGGGCCCCATCGGGGAGCCGACCGTAGACTTGAACATGGGTGCAGGACAGGAACAATATAACACCCTGCCGGTAACTGCTATCCGCCGCAATGACGGGGGCGGTGACTACTTCGTATCTCTCAGCCGCTGGGTCCTTACACCGGAAGAGCGTCAAGTTATCGCGAGTGGTGGCGATATTATCCACCAAGTGATCCACGCGATAGGGGCCTACCCACCGATGAACCTACAAGTAGTGGAATCAGATCAGAACCCCGCCGTCGCGCGATAGGAGACCAATGCCTAAAACAATTCAAGTGCCGCTGGAACTAAAGCTGGAGATACGCAAACACCACGCTGCGTTCCCGGAAGTATCGGCCCGCAAGATCGCAAAGCTATTCGGGTTGCACCATAAGACGGTGAGCCGGATCCTGAAGGACGAGCCTCGGGGCGACTGGCCGCGGGGAATTGAGGTTCCGTATAACGCGCCAGAGCTGACGGAGAAGTCGGAACTCAACGACGACACTTGGACGATCTCGATGCCGAAGACTCGGATCCAAACCTTGGAGGAGTTGCTTGAGCATTGCAAGGTAGACTTAGCCCTGTGGTCCGTGGATAGATTCGTTTGCAATAAATGGGAAATGGGAGCCAAGGACGAGACGGGAAAGATCGTAGTCGAACCCTTATTCCAAATCAAGGTCTTCCTCAAAAAGCGCAAGGAAGTAGAAGCCGCGCGAAACGAAATCGCAGAACTCAAGCTGTTGGCCGCCGAGCATCCGTGGCCGATCGAGAAATACAAGCCACACCCACCCACTGGTCTGCTCCTGGAACTTAATCTGCCGGATCTTCATCTAGGCAAGCTCGCCTGGGCCGTGGAGACTGGCGGACCCAACTACGACGTGAAGATCGCGGAATCCACTTTCTGGAGAGCGTTCGAAACGCTTCTGAGCCGTGTGTCCGCGTTTCAGTTTGACGAGATTCTGTTCGTGCTCGGTAACGATGTGCTCCATAGCGACGACATCGAAGGACGTACCACCGCTGGTACACAGGTCAATCCGGACGCGCGCTACCACAAGACGTTCGCGACCGCCCGCACGATGTTCATCAAGGCTATTCAAAGACTGACGGAGATCGCACCAGTCAAAGTGGTACCTTGCTATGGGAACCATGACAGGCTCAGCGCGTGGCATCTTGCAGATAGCATCGAGATGTTCTTCTCGAACGATGCCTCTGTGTCCGTGGACAACCGCCCGCGTTCCCGGAAGTATCACAACTTCGGGAAGGTCATGCTCTGTTTTACCCACGGCGACAAAGGGAAGAGAACAGACTACCCTTTGACGATGGCTACTGAGGAACCTGAGATGTTTGGCCGCACCCTCTTCCGCGAGTGCCACACCGGGCACACTCACATGACGAAACTAGACGAACAACACGGCGTCCGAGTTCGGGTACTTCCGGCGTTGTGCCCCGCGGATGCCTGGCACAGCGAGAACGGGTACATCGGGAATAAGCGCAGCGCCGAAGCCTATGTCTGGGACAAGAACGAGGGTTTGATTTCAGTGGTTTATCACACGGAGAAGGATTAGATGGCAGCAAACGACAAGCAAATCTCCGGCAACCACTACAAGAACAAAGGTATTGAACCGTGGGATTACGTAGCCGCAAACGGACTAGACTACTTCCAAGGAAACGCGATCAAATACATCACTAGGTTCCGGGAGAAGGGCGGCATCCGAGACTTGGAGAAGGCCATTCATTTTTTGGAGAAATTAATAGAACTAGAGAAGGAAAAAACACCATGAAAGACTTACTACTCCGCGCCAAACACGAAATCGTCGCTCTCCGCCGAAGCAACGAACTGCTGTCCGCCCAGATGGAAATCGTCCAAGTCTTTGCGGTCGCTTTGGGGATCAGGCCACAGAACCAAGGGGCTTGCGTAGATGTAGCATGGGAGTTACAGCGAGAGATCGACAAGCTGGAAGCCGCGCCTACCCACACCGGCAATACCCCGCACGAGTTCTACCCGTAATTCCACTATCTGGACGCACGAAAAAGCCCCTCCTCCCTGTAACAGGGGAAGAGGGGCGACGTGTTTCTGGGCTAGTTAGCGGACGTACTCTGAGGGGTTAGCGTACCCGAGCGCAGTACTTGGGGCCGAAGGTGCCGGTAGCGGCCTCGTGTCGATCGTGGGCTTCGAGATGAAGTCGAGAGCGCGCTGAAGCGGGTGTCCGTTGAAGATGGTGTGTTGCGCGAGCCAGCTATCGGTAGAAGCCGCCGGGTTGTGTTGGGCCGCCGGTACGCGCTGGAGCTCCTGGATTGGGCGCTCCAAGGTGGTCTTGGTCTTGTCCCACTGGGCGAGTTCGGCCTGCGACATGTGCGGATGCAACTTGCTCTGGGCTGTGGTCAGGTCCTCCACAATGCGGGCCTGTTGCTCACGGTTCAACTTCCCTAGCTCGGTGTGGTTCTTTGCTAAGCCTTCTACCCCGCCGTAATCGTACTTTCCGGTGGGACCGGCAGGGTGCGGGGCGTTGTCAAGAGCATCCAAGTTCTGCTGAAAGTCGGAGTTACGAGAGAACTGGAAGTTATGAGTGGTCTCGTGGGCGGCGACGGAGGGAGTATAGAGATTGGGGGTTACGACTTGCACGTTGGAGGTAGGGTGGTTGGCCGCATCCACGAAGGCAAGTTCTACGAGACGAGGATCAGCCATACTACGATCCGGCGCAGACTGTACCGCGACGGGGCGGCCAACGGCGTCGCTTACCCAGTACGGCTCCCCGGCGTTCGTGGTCTGCTGGATGGTATAACCGGCGGGCGGCTTGGGTTGAAGCTGGTACCCCGCCGGAGGTGTGGGCGGCCCGTCCAAGGTGCCGCCAATAGGTTGGGTAGTTCCGACCGGATCAGCCATTGAAGATCTCCCCGCTGTGGGCATCGAGCCACTGGGTACCGTCGTGCAGAAGTTCGTGGCCTGTTACGGGGTGGACAGCCCGCCACTGACCAACGCTTGCCTGCGGGCCGGGAGTTGGAGGGGCTTGTTCAGTAACGGTGGGTTCTCCGCCGGGGGTGGTCGGAGGATTTGGGTGCATATTTAGCAGCCGATTGAAGGTCGGATCCTGCTGCCTCTCGGATGGGGTCATATCCTTTTTGGCTTTGTTGAGATATTTGCTACGAACAGACATGGCTAGTTTCGCCATCGCCCCGCGCTCCGTGGAGTTCATCTGGTCCCATAGCTGGAGAAACTGCGGGGCCGGTAGCCGCGACGCCCGGGTGTACATGGAAGCCATCGTGGAGTCCATGCCTTTGGTCGCCTTCAGGTTGGTCTCGATCTTCTTGAGTTCGGACTCCTTGAGCTGGTCAGTCTGGTAAGTGAGGCGCATCAGGTCCGATAGCGGCATCTCGCCGGAGCGGACTTTGTCCTCGAAGTTCATTACCATCCGGTGGCGGGCCTGCTGGGAGGGGTCGATCGGGCCGTCTTCGGTGTGGCTGGCGGCGAGGTCGGCGGCCATCTTCTGGGCGGGCGAGGCGTAGGTCTGGGCGGTACCGCCGAGCGCCTTCACGATCTGGCCGGTATTACCGACCTGCGGGCCGGTTCCTGACACAGCCTGTCCGATACTCTGGAAGGGTATGGGGGACATGTTGCGGAAAACGTCGGCGTACAAGTCCTGCGGTTGCAGTTTGCGCCCCCAGTGGTCGCGGCCTGTGGTGAGCTCGGTCGCCAGGTTCACACCCGGGGATAGGCGGCCCTTGATAAAACCGGTGGGGTCCGCGGCGGCGTGGAGCAAGTCGGTCGGCAGGGTACGGATTGAGTACACGATCTCTTTGCCGTCTTTGTTCTTGGTGACCAGTCCGAACGGGGCCTCGTTATGGAAGTTACCGGTGGACATGTAGTTTAGGACGCGGGAGATACCCCATACGCCCATCGCCATGCGCGCGACCTGGAAGCGACCGAGGCCGCCGTCATCCTTGTTGAATAGCCGGGCCGCCGAGCGCATTTCAGATTCCAACCAGTCCGGCGCGAGCAGCAGCAGCCGCCCCCAGTCCTGAGTGGTAGCCGACCGGCCCATGGCCTTCCAGTTGATCCCGCCGAAGGTGTCGTTGGTGTGAAGAGCCGCGGCCTTAGCGACGCGATCGACGCTCCAGTCCGGATGGGCGTTCTGGTAGTCGTGGAACATCTTCTCCATAGCATTCGCCTTGAGAGCGGGCATGAAACGCTTGAAGAGGAAGTTCTGGTACCAGTCCAGCGAGTTGGCGATGGTCGGCCCGACCCCTGGGATTTTACGCACGAGGCCGCCGCCGGTGGACACGCCTTCGGAGTGTTCTTGAAGTGCTTTGTAATCAGTACCGGTGGTGAGGCCGTTCTCGACGCCTTTCCGGATAATGGAAGGGGAGGAGGGGTCGTTTGGATCCACCTTCTCGCCGTTCAGGATGTCGGGCGTCTCTAGCGTAAACGGGTTCATTCCCACCATGACACCGCGGAGAGCGAGCTGAGCCATGTGGAACGGACTCATTGAGAGCAGGATCTCTTTGGACTTGGTGCCGAGGGAGAGCGCGCCCTTCGAGATCGGGTGCGACGCGAGGGCGGACGGTTCTAGGCCGAGGCGGTTCTTCAAGTACTCGGCGAACTCGGGATGGACACGGATATCTGACCGCACGACGACACTATTGCCGTTGGGGTCATTGGTGACGAAGTTCCACCCCTTCATGGCCGAGTTGTCCATGTTGATGTAGTCCTGCGGGTCCCAGGCGTACATCTTCTTCAGGTTGTCGTTGTAGTCCTTCAGTTCCGATATGTTCCGTTTGCCGCTCTGGATGTCCTTCAGGAACTCAATGGCTTTGCGGTTGAGGCTGTTGCCCTCCTCGTCGAACTTGATCGGGGAGCCGATGTTTCTTTCTTGCAGCTTGGCGATTGCGGCGTCGATACCCTCGGGCCGTATCTTGGGGGTGATATCGCGCAGGCTGCCATTTTCTAGGAACCGTTCGAGGTCGCCCGACTTGGTAAGTTGCTGAACGACGTTGTCAGCCACTTGAATCTTGCGGACGCGGTCGGGCTGGATCATCGTGGTGGGGTCTTCGCCGTCGGGGCCGTGAACAACCTGCCCTGAGCCGGAGAGGACCACAGCGGGGCGTCCGTCACTTGCGCGGGTGAACTTGTCGCGCAGGGTGTCGATAAGCTGTTTGTTTGCCGCAGCCTTGATGAGGTCTGCGCGGCCTTTGGCTGTCATCTTGATCGGGTCGAGGTCGAGCTCTTTGGGAGACTTGAGGAGGGCGGTAAGGGTAGAGTCGTACACGCGCTGCCGGGCCATCGTCACGTTGGTCGCGAACTTACCCGCCTTGGTGGCGGCGGTGATGACCTTGCCTTCAGGATTTTCGTCCTTGTAGGCGCGGGTCATGTAGTTCTCGACATAGGTGTGCAGCAAATCATTAGCTAGCCCAAACTGGAAGTTCTTATCCTGCTCCCCAGCGAGATATTTTGACGTGGACAGTTCGCGATCGGAGAGTTGTTCTTTAGCTACTCGGCTAAGCGCGGTAAGTACTATGTCTTTATACTCGGGAGTCATCTTAGCGAATACGCCCGAGGAGATCTGCTCGGCCAGGTTGTCCGATAGGTCTACTTTTCCAGATGCCGGGATCCGGTCGTCTTTACCATCGGCCTCCGCTAAAGCGTTGTACCAAGTTGCTGCCTTATCTGTGTCTCCACCTAAATTCCGGTGCAGGTATGTAGTAGCTAGTTCAAGCCTACGCTTCGCTTCCGCCACATTTTTGGATACTTCGTCTTGGCCGCTACCTTTCATTGCGTAGGTGTTAATGTCGTGCCCCAGCATTACGCGCGCGGTTTGGTCAAGGTCGGTTGCTTGGGCCTCCCCGACAGCGTGCAGTGCCTCCCGCTCGTTGTTAGCTTTACCCATGAACTGCCACTGGTCGTTAGGCCGGAACTTGTTTGTTTCTAACAGCGGCTGGAACAGTTCCCCGGCAGAGTGCAGGGCGTGGGTTGTCCCCATGACCCCGAGTACCCCGCCCGCCAGCGCCTCGGTGCCGTATTCCCACGCATTGTCCGTGTCCCCGTTCTTGAGGGCGTCGAAGAACTGGGGCGAGATAGCTGCGGCCTGTTGGAGTTGCTGGTAGGTGAACCCAGCCTGCATCACCGTGTTGGCGGTCTTGGCAGCGCGCGCCGCGGCGGCTACCGGCATGTCGGGCACGGTGTTGCGGATGATTTTGAAGGCCCCGCGCTCGACGGCATCGCCGCCCAGTAGGTCGTGCTCGGTCAGGCCGTTGTCGTACAGGATGCTCTGGGCCTGTTTCCACTTATCCACATCAGCGCCCGAAGCGCGGACGGCGTCTTCCACAGGTGAGAAGTCGGCTTTGGCTTTCTGGATGGTCTCGCTGGCTTTGGTCAGGTCTTTGAGTTCCTTGTCAGAAAACCCAGCCTTCTGGAGGGCGGTCTGGACTTCGGGTTCCGCGAAACTGTCTTCCAGGTTTACGGGGCCGAGGGCCTCGCGCGCCTTAGTGACGAGAGCAGGATCATGCCCGGCAGCGGTCAGGGCCTGTTGGACGGCACCCTCGGCGGACGGCATCTCTTTGGCCACGTTGGTCGCGATCTCGGAGGCCTTGGACACGTCGGCGATTTCAGCAGCGGTAAGACCAGCTTCACGCAGGGTACTCGCGCCCGCAGACTCCAGCAACCCGCCCCCGCCGAAAGTAGCAGCGGTCAGGGCCAGACTGAGGGGGGAAGTTAGTCCGGACACAATGTGCTCGACTCCGCGCTCGAACCCACCTGCGCCTGCTCGGGAGGTGGGGAGGCCGAAATCCTCTGTGAGCGGCGTATTTAATGCGTCCCAGGCCTTGGTATACCACGGTTCGTTCGGGTCTTTGAACATCGAGTGCGGCTGCGCGTTTCCATTATCTGGAATTGACGCGGGAGCAGGCGCAGCTCCGCCCGAAGGAGAAGCGTACTTATCCCACGGGTCTGAGCTAGACGAAGGTGCTGTCGGGGTTTGGGAAGGAGCGGCCCCGCCAACTGGTGTAGCGTACTTATCCCACTGATCGGGCATAGTTCCTTTTGACGGCTAAAAACCCACGCCGGTAGTAAGATTTATGTGGTATACTTCTGACATGAGAGACTACGATTATACCACAGAACAGGACATTTCCGAAGTCTTGCAACGATCAGCCCGAAGAGGCTGTTCCCGGTGTGGTAATTCTGTCCTGAAAGTTGACGAAAAGATGTCAACGGTGTCCTGTGAAGAGTGTGGGTTTGGGTTGTTTGTTCACGTTAGCCCGTACAAGTCCCCTACATAACGGGCGGGGCGAAGGTAGGCGAGGGCGGGGCCACCGCAGCCGCAACCTTTTTAGCCCCCTGTATCAAAGTCCCGAAACCGGGATCTGCGGTACCAAGCGGCGTGTCGGGTTCAGCAGGTGCGGGTTTTGCTCCGAGTTTGGTAGCCTGCGGGTGGGCGACCAAGAACGCGGCGACTTGATCCGCCGGGATGTTGAACGCAACCCCTGGCCGAGTTGGATCGGTGAAGGGGACGGTTGATCCTGCTACCCCACCTCCTGCTACGTTCGGTCCGCCAAGGTTGGCGAGCTGGGTGAGCGTGTGGTAGTTAGACCATAACCCGGGGAGCTGATCTTTACCGTTCTTCGCAGTGTCGGTGTCAGTGCTCTCTGCTTCCTTAGCCGCCTCGGTGATAGCTGCACGTACCTCAGCGACAGCAGGTTGTGAGGCTCTTGCAAGAGCAATTCTATCTTGCGGAGCGAGCTTGCTGGGATCGTTGTGAAAGGCGGCGAGATGCGTCCAAGCTAGATTGGTGGATTTCTTCTGGCGCATCTCTTCTTGCTTCTCTTGTGAGTTCAGATTCGAGTTCCGCGTAGACGCCCGATACTCGTCGATGAGAGACTTTGCCTCGTCGATCTTGGTCTGTTCCAGTTTTACTCCAAGGTCCTGCATGGTCCGTGCTACCTGCTGACCGTGCAAATTCTGAGCCTGTCGGTCGAGAGCGGTGAATTGATTGACCGTCATGGTTTTGCCCGGCTGAGCAACGGCTTCGTACTCCGGGTGGTAATCAAACAACCCGTCCTTTTTCCACTGATCTACCGTAGCTTTCGCCAGAGGCATGGGCTGCGTGGGGTCATATGCGGACAGGGTATACTCGTAATGCGGCCGCCCATCCGAGCCGACGACGGTCTGGACTCCAGTATGACGCCAATCAAGAGTGGACGAACCGGGCCGGTTTTTGAAGATGTCGGGAAGCTGGGACTCAGTGACGTTGTCGAAAACAGGTTTTAGTCCGGCTTGGTCGTAGGTCGCAACACGCGCCGCATCGGCCTTCGCTACCTTGTCATGCAAGTCGTAGCTCGTATCCTGAGTCAGCATGTTTGTCCGCAACGTCTCAGCATTGGCCTGAGCGATCTGCGCCTTCCGCACCTGGTTCTCAGTGTCGGCGGCGGTCGCTTCCTGTGAGGCCTTCTGCGCGGTCAGCTTGTTCTGCCACTGCTGCTGGGCGTTCTGTTGGGCGAGGGCCTGCTGTTGGGCAGCCTGTTTTGTGGCCGCTCCGGCTCCTGCTCCTGCGGCGGCCCACCCGCTACCGGCGTGGTCAGATTCCTGCGAGCCTGCTACGCTTCCAGCTAACGCTCCGGCCAGGATATTCCGAAAAAACCCACCCGCGCCCGTCTTGGATTGCACAGGTACGGGTCCGTTCGGGCCCTGCTGATACGTGGTGGTCGTCCCGCCCATAGAGGACAGCAGTGACTTGAACCCGTGACCGAGGAGGGCGGAGTGCGCGAGGTCAGCCTGCTGGGGGGTCGGAACCGGCTGAGCGGGAGGAGCCTGTGTTACCTGCGGCTGCTGGGGCGCGCCGAGGTCGGGCGGGGGCGCTTGAGGTAGTGGCTGCGGCTGGGGGGCGTTCGGGTCCATTATTTACTCTTCTCCAAAAACCAGCTCAACGGAGTCTGGCGGCTGATCTCTTGGTTTTTCAATGCGCGCTTGAGGAACTTGATGACTTGGGTCTGCCCAAGGGTTTCGGTGACGCCGTAGACGCGGAGTAGGTTCTCCAGCTTGTCGTCGGCCTTGACTCCGGCCCGCGACGTACCTTTAATCTTGATTTCGGCGTCGAAGAGGCAAGCCCGCATTCCAGCCAGTGAAGACGAGAACACGCGGCGTCCTTGGTCGTCGATCTCGTTCTTACCGGGGCGCGAGAAGCTGGGGAGACCCAAAGGATTTCTGATTTGATAAAGTTCTGAATCAGGATTCGAAAGGCTACCTTTGAGGTGGGCGATCGCGTCTACGAGTGCTTCAATTCTGTCTATCATAAGAACATACCGCTTTCATCGGACGACGTGGTACTGAGGGGTCCGCCCGACCCGCCTATCCCTTCAAGAGCCGTACCGACGCCCGTTGCGCCGCCAAGCGCCGTACTCATTCCGCCCGTTAGCACTCCGAGACCCGCGCTGGCCGCCCCACCAAGGATGCCGCTGACCAAGTTCCACGGACTGGCTGCATTGTTCTCCTGGGTGATGGTGTTGATCTCGCTCCCTGCCGCACTGCCCGCGTTGTTCGCTGAACCTGCGGTACTGTTCGCGCTGGATCCGTATTGACCGGCGACTCCGCTGAGAGCACCGGTAGCGTTGTTGTAGTTGTTCAGACCCTGTTGGTACCCGGCCTGCTGAACACCTGTGAGTCCAGTTGCGGTTTGGTTCGCCGCCCCTGCCGCAAGAGCCGCTTGCTGCCCACTCGCCACGCCCGAGGGGAGAAGTGTGTTGCCCCCGCCCTGCGCGCCCTGCTGTTGTCCGAGCGCGCGAGATGCGTTGGCATACTGGGTAGCCGTATTGTTGATTACGCTGGAGTTGAGGTTATTGGTCTCCGCCGCATTAAAGCCGTACTGGTTTGGGCCCGCCGCCACCGTGGGGTTGAAGGTGTTCTGAAGCGTGTTCAGGATGTTGTTCTGGTTTGCGAACTGCTGGGAGTAGTCGCCCGAGAGCTGATTATAAAAATTAGTCTGCGAAGCCGCGAGACTGTTCTGAGCTGCGGAGGCACCTTTGCAGAGGTCCAATTTTCCATTATCCGGAAAATCAAAACCCCGCTCGGACACGAGAATGTGCGCCTCGGCGGCCTCATCCCAAATGTAGACTAGCTCTGTGTGGATTCGCATGTATTTTCGCCTTGTCCTAGTTCCGGCCTAAAAAATTCTAGATATTGAACAGCGGAGAGTAACAACTCTGGAGTATGGTAAAAATGCCCAATTCCGCTATTGCACGCTTTGCAAAGAAGGCCTCTAATCTTATGCGTATCGTGACAATGGTCAACCGAAAGACTCACGACACGCCCGTTTTTCGTGACTGTTTCTGGTTTCTTGCAAATCCAACAGACACCGTTTTGGGCGGCGAGCATCGCCTCGAATTGTTCTATTCTCATACCGTAGTAGCGGCGAAGACTTAGAGCTTTTCGCTTGCGTTCGTAGCCAATAGGATCTTTCCTTTTTCTTGCTTCTGAATTCTCCCGACCATAGTTCGGGTTAGCAGCGTGCCACCGAGCTGCATACTCTCGGGCAACCCTTTTGGCGTGCTCTTCGCGTGTTTCGCCTTCGAGTAAAGGGTAGATATATTCTCGACGCCTAGGCATTCCCGTTCTCCAGATCTCGAACCCGAACTCTGTAGATTTTGTACGGTAGTTCTTCAAAGATTTGGTTGGTAGCGAACTTGTCGGTATCGGGATCGGAACTGAGATAGTAGATCTCTCCCGCTCCCTGAATGTGCCCTTGGGTGACAAACTGCTGAGTAAGCTCTTTCATAGCCCGAGCCTTTTCAATATCCGAAAGCCCAGGCCGGGGGGCTAAACTCTCCATCATGAGTGGACACTGCATCGGCATGTAGGCTATGGGGCCATACTCGTCGTAGACACACCAGGTGATGGTGGACGGGTAGGCGGCCACAGCGGGATCGAAATTACCCTTGGGGTTGGCCAGCGACCACTCTTTGAACTGATCAGCTTCCTCGGCCCTTGCCGGGCGAACATACAGGTGGTTCCTGCGCATTACGGGAGCCTCGATGTGAGGACGGCCCGAAAGTCCTGTCTCATCTCTTTGAAGTCATCGCGTACGCCCGCGAGATTGGCGTTGACCTGCTCTAACTCAACCTGGAGGTGCGGGAGGTGGTTGGTCATCATGGTGTTCAGGTTCTTCTCGGTCGAGATAATCGCCTCGGGATAGAGTAAGAACTTGCGCACGACCACATAGACGCGGTAGAGGAAGTAACATAAAGCGGAGATTGAGGCAAGTTCTGCCCAGTGTTCTGATGCCCAGTAAAGCGGGTTCCACGGTGTTTGCATATTGGCCTATTTGAGAGGGGATGGGGGAGTGAATCTGTATTGTGGAACGACGCCGCCGTTGTAGTACTGGCGGAGATTATCTGGTCCTGCATTGTTACTTGAAAAAGGCATCGGGCACCGCAGCGTGGTGCTCAGGATCGGGGCCGCGTTTCCAGATAATGGAGGAAACATGCGCTGTACCGGCGGCGTCAACGAGACCTCTTCCGGATTGGGTGAAACCGTTCTGGACGCTATAGAAGGCATTTGCAATTTCCTATAATTCGTGGTACAATAAAATAAATGAGAGTACTAGTTGCGTGTGAATTTTCAGGAAGGGTCCGCGAGGCTTTCCGTAGGCGCGGGCATGACGCTTGGAGTTGCGACTTAGAACCAGCAGAAGACGGTAGCCCGTTCCACCGCCAAGGAGATATTCTGGAGTGGTTCTACTGGTCAAGTTGGGACTTAATGATTGCACATCCTCCTTGCACCTACTTAAGCCGGGCCGGGGCACGTTGGTGGAAAAATCCAGAACGCCAGAAACTAGCCGACAACGCCTTTCGGTTCGTCCAAGTTCTTACATCGAACCCAATGATTCCGAAAGTCGCTATCGAGAACCCCATAGGACAGTTGAACCGGCGTTGGAGGTATCCCGACCAGACTATTCACCCGTGGATGTTTGGAGAGCCATACACGAAAGCTACGTGTCTTTGGTTGAAAGGCTTACCTAAGCTGACCCCCGCCAATATAGTTCCAGAAGAACAACGGACTCCTTGGGTCGCTTGCAACAGATCAGCGCGAAAGAAAGCCGGTCTGCCGCGACTAGGTGTTGTAAGCGGCGGACGGGAAGCTAGCCGTACGTTTCAAGGAATTGCAGAGGCAATGGCTGAACAATGGTCGTAAGTTGTTGATTCGGCTCACTTTTCCTGCTCAAACGCCCCGAATACGCTCAGCGCCAGCAGCTCATTCTGAACCGTGTCCGTCCCCCAGTTGACCTCAATCTGCATGTGGCGGCAGACGGCGGGGTCTTGGGTCTGGGATAGGTAGAACCGTTGGGCGTATGTGGTGGCGCTCGGCTCTAGCTGGGTTGGATCCGGGTGGAAGAACACGAGGGGTTCGAAGTAGCCGCCAAGGGTGGTATTGACGGTCAGGCCAGCTCCGGTGCCCGTGATGTTGGTGGTCGGGACCGCAGTTCCATTATCTGGAAAAGTCTGGCCGGACACTGTGATCTGGAGGGTCTCGGCCGCGCCACCCGCTCCGACAGACAGAACCCGCGCTACTCCGGGCTGCGCGCCAGGGACGGTGATCTGCACGAGGTTGCCGACCGCGTACCCAGTACCAGGAGTATTCGGTACTGCGGTCGCGAGGCCGGTGATATAGCTGATCTCGTCTAGCTGGACCGCCAAGGTTACGGGAGTTCCAACCGCCTGAGAGTCAGTGGTGATGCTCTCGATCATGGCGAGTTGGCCCGGCTGCGCGAACACAATCGAACCGATTACAGCGTACGCGGGGTAAGCCACGCCGTTGTCTGAGTTCACCGAGAAGTCGCGTTTCAGGATCGGGCCGCTGACTGCGGGTCCGACGAGGAGATCGCGGTTGCCGGGGGTTGTTTCGACTGACTGAACTGCTGAAAACCCGCCAGTGATCGCGGCTCGGGGGCACCAAGTGTTTCCAGTTTCTGGACTCGGAGTAGGTAGCATCCGCCACCACGAACCCACGTAGTCTGACACGTAGATTGCCTGCTCTCGGGAACCGTCTACGTGCCAAGTGACACGAGTGGTTAGAGACGTGAAAGTCTCCGTGCCCTGCGTCGGACCAAACTGGTCTCCGATCGGGAAGCCAATCTGCGATACGCCCGAACTCGGATCCAGAGTAACGAACTGGTTGTCCGAAGTGTACATGTAGATGATGCTGCCGTTGACCGCGAAGGCGTCATACGAAGAAAGCCCGATATTTTGGAGGAAGGGCGAAGAGAAGAGAGGGCTCGAACTGGTGTTAGTCCCCTGAATCACGTACACGTCCGAAGTCGTAAAGGTGGTCAGACCGCTGACGGTCGGGAACAGCCGAACTGCGGATGACGGGAAGGTAAAGACGTTGCTCGGATTCCACGCAGTGTTGCCATTGCCGACAGTGTCGCCGGGACCGTTCGAGAAGAAGACCTGATTTCCCACATAACCGAAGATGCAACCCAGATGGAAGGTGAGTCCCGTGATGCCAACGGGCGGAGGATTGTTCTCGTCCGCGAGAGGAGCCTCAATCTCAACGTCCAAAGAAGTGTCGGGCAAGTAGTCTGTGTACTGCCACGTCGAGGCCGCACCAACAGTCGGGTTCGGGACTGCATCGAGGAATAGGAACGTCCCGCCACCCTGAGTAGTTCTCCAAACCCAAATCTGGTCGATTTGCGGATCAGCGATTGTAGGTCCGAACAGAATGGCGCGATACTCACCCGGAGGCCCGAAGACCTGGGTGTTGAAGTTCTGGCTGACGGTAGGGGAGGCTGTAGACACGCTTTTGTCTACCGAGTGGTAGCTGTAGGCATACTGGACGGAGCCGGTGAACACAATGTTGCCGATGCCCACGTTCATCCAGGTAATGTTTCCGTCGGTCGTCGTGCCGCCCTGAGTCGCGTTCCAAGCTGGAGTGGTCGCCCCCGAAGTTGAAGGGGACGTAGCCGAGATCATGACCTGCAAATTACCATTCGAATCTAGGATCGCTTTGTTGAATCCGAAGACGGTAGATGGAGACCACGATACGATCGGACCCGCGTTGGTCCAAGTGATCGTGTTATCCGAGGTGGGTCCCCCTGCGGTGGGAGTGCCGACTGTAGTAGTGGTGGTTGTGCCGCCGACCGTCGTGGACACTGTGGTGTAGGTTACGGCGGGGATCTGGCCGTTCCATGCGGGGACAGAACTCCCCGACTGCCCGGCGGTGCTTACGAACTGGACATTGTTGTTGGTATCCAGAATGGAGTAGTACAGCGCGTACGGAGTGTTAGGACGCCATGTCCGGTAATTTGGGTTCTGGGAGATCGTGGGCGCGACCGTCGGTGTAGCAAGACCCCAGTTGTAAAGAGGGACGCCGAAGTTTCTCCATTGCACGTTGCCATCGTTGGTCACACCGCCAAGAGCAGGGTTGAATGCAGGAAGAGTCGCTCCGCTCTGGTTCTGGGTCGCGGTGTTCTGGGAAGTAGCAGTGCCGGTTTCACCCGAAGGACCGAAGGGAGTAGTGGCGGGGGCCAGCACAGCTACCTGATCGGCGTTCGCGCCGTAGACAGTAGGCGACTGGATGGCGAGCGTTGTACCGTTCAACCCAGTGAAGACGGTCATCCCGTTGAATGTGAGTGAGGTACCCACCGTCCAAGGAACAGTCTCGTTGAACGTGATCAAAGCGTAGTAAACACCGCTGATCGAAGAGATCAGGATGTTCGTTATATTCAGGGTGAACGCAGACTCCGCAACTTGGAGGAAGCCGTTGGAGTCGAGAATATACGCGCCTTGGTTGAACACCGTATTCGGAGCCCAGACAAGCGAGGGCGTTAGCAGCTTCTTCTGATCCGGGCCGTCCGAGAAATACAACGCGTTGCCGACCGACTGGAAGCTGGTAAACCCAGCTCCTGCGCTCTTGGTGAAGAGTACGTCCTGTGTATCGGGGCCAGTGGCGTCGTATATAATCCCGCCGTCAGACAGTGTCATCGTACCCGTATCAGGGGTAGGGCCGCTGTTGACGTGACTGGAACCTACGTTGAAGACCGCAGATCCGGGAGTCGAGGACAGAACCGTAAAACTCAGACCGTTGAGGCTGGTGTTGACGGTCATCCCAGCAAAAGCGACCGAGGTGCCGACGGGTATAATGTATGACCCCGCGTACATGAGGATAGCTTCTTGGAACCCGAGACCGGAGTTATACACCAGCTTAAGAGTCGAGATATTCAACACTTGCGAGGCCGCGGTGGAATCTGCGATGACCTGGATGTTCTCAGTGGACGAGGTCTGCGACTGGTTGAATGTCGAGGTGCGGTTCTCGTAGAAGCGGTCGATCGGTGGGAAGGTCTTCGAGTTGTAGACTGTGAGGCCCGGACGCCGGATGAGGGTCAGCTTGGAGCTCGTCTCGCAGTTCAGCCCGTCTACTAGAGCGTCGCCGCGCGAGCCGTAGAACTCTTCCTCGATATGCCCAGACGCCGCGTCCCTCAGCGGGCTACGGTTGGTCCAGATACCGTCATACGAAAGACGGTTGCTCCAGAGGATTCCGTAGCGTACGGGTTTGGACGGCTGCGCGCCTTTTGTTGCGAGGAGATTTCCCATTAGTTAGAGTTCCAGGTGTTGACGGGGCGAAGAAAAGGTGATAGGATTAAAGGACAATGCCGAATCCGCACAATAAGCTCCCTCAAGAAGTAGGAGAAGAACTAGCACGGTTGTATGCCTCGGGTCTGGAGAGCAGAGTCGTGGCTGCTCAAACGGGATATTCTCATTACACAGTTATTAGCTGGGCCAGACGGCTGGGTGTTCCAATTCGACGTTCTCCGGGGAAGTACGTAGTAGAAATAAAAGTCTGCAAGAAATGTGGAGTCGAAAAAGCAGCAAACGATTTTTATAAAAACCGGGAGAACTTAGACGGGTTGACCGGGTATTGTAAGGCCTGTGAAACCAAAAGACGGGATGAAAAAGACCCCGACTGGCGTAAAAAGCTGCTCCAAGCGACCAAGAAATATCGGAAGGAAAATTTCCTAGGGTCGCGAGAAAAAGGGCTCAAACGTCGGTTCAAAATTACGCTAGAAGATTTCGACCGAATGCTCTCTGCGCAGAACAACGCGTGTCTGGGGTGCGGCGTGGCCAACCCTGAAAATAAAAGAAGGTTCTGGCACGTAGATCATGACCACGCTTGCTGTGACCAAAAAGATAGCACATGCGGAAAGTGTCTACGAGGAATACTTTGCCGCGGATGCAATATGGCTCTTGGCGGTGTAAAAGACAACGTAGAAACACTTAGAAATCTAGCCGTGTATCTTGAAAATAGTAAAATAAATCCTTTAGAATCAATACCACGGCCCCGGTGAGTACGGGTAGGCGGCTCCGATATCCATAGCGTTGGTCCACGGGTCGTACCCTCCCATTATGGATTGTCCAGGATATAATTGATTGTCTTCCTGTTGTCTATCTCCCGCTCGCACGGCTTTAAATAATTGTTCCTCCCACTCGCCGTAGGATTGTTGAGAATCCTTGCTTCCATTAAACATCTTAAGACTGGCCCTGAGTCCCGCTCGTACAAGATACATCATCTCGTTCGGAATCGGATCCATCGTCTGCTGCATCGTGCGGATTCTCGGCGGACGCTTTTGGTAGCGCGCTTGAATCAGCCAGCACAGACCATTCAAGGCCGGGACCGGACTCAGCCGCAACGCGTAGGCATCTGGGTCAGCCACGCACCATGTAACGGTTCCGTCGGCTACCAACGTTCCCGGTGTCGCGTTCGGAACAGCAGCAGGCTGGGTTGTCCCAGAAGTACCGTATGGCGAGTTTGACGGAAGCGTAATAACGTTTCCAACATATCCTGGAGACTCGATATTCAATCCAAGCTGAGTGCTGTCGATGAAAAGGATATTGCCGTTTACGTCAACGAACTGGTTGATCGGAACCCGCGGAGTTTGCGCAACGCCGTAACCCGGGCCATAGACCGTATTCGCCTGCCACAACCCCATAAACGCGAGTGAGTTCTGGATGAAAGAGATGTTGAACGGCACACCCTGAAAACTAGTCTGCGCAAGATCGCGTACCGTTTCAAGCTGGAACACTGGCTTAGGCGCACCGTTATCATTCGACGTGGAGTTATTGATGTCAATCCGCCACGCGTCTTCAAGCCAACCGATGTCCGTAATGTTCGAACAATAGTCCTGTTGCAAGCTGACGGTGATAAAGGCCGGGAAGTTTTTACGGTTCCACTTCCACGGCATGTTCTCTGCCAAAACGCGGGACATGACTTCGTTCGCCAGCGTGAGCATCGGCTCGGAGGAATAACCCGCCGCGCCGCCGAGGACGTTGTAGAACTCCGGATTGCTCTTTAGCTGGTTGGCAAGCTGCTGGACGGTTGTCGAGTAGGCTTGATCACCGGGGATAACAGGCACTTTAGTTCCTTTTCCAGATAATGGAATTTACAAATCACGAATCCAACCGAATAGCCAGTCCAGCAACTTCCCCCACCAACTACTGGACGGTGACGGAGAAACCGGTGGGGGGCTGAGGAGAGAGGGTGCCCGTGGCGATATTGGACGCGGCGGAGGTTGCTCCGTTGAGAACAGTCACACCGTAGTAGGAGTACTGCCCTGCCGTAACCGTAGTGTCTACGTAAGGCCCGGCAGCGGGCAGACCCGAGACCAGCAACGTAAAGGACGACAACGCGGTGCAGGGTGTTCCGACGCAGCGGTAGATGCTGACCGGGCCGGGCGTGGTCGAAGTTACCCAGCTAACAGTGGCGGAATTGCCGGTCGTAGTCTGCGCGAAGGCTACTTTGAACGCAGGGTGGGTGTTCTGCTGGGCGACCAGCGGAAGAGCGAAGAAGGCAAGAAGTAAGGCGAGGGTTTTCATAAATCTCCTTAGAAACTTGTGCCGGGGGAGGCGGTGAATCCTATTGAAAATTGAACTCCGAGAAAGGTGGGCGGAGCAACGCCTGGTTCAAGCGCACCGATTGCTGGCGGGTTAGGCCGCGTGACGCCTACAAAGTCCAGCGTAGAGGCGAGGCTGGAAGCTCCTGCACCGATTGCGGGTGACCCACTTTGCAGCTCAAGGTTCGTCCAGGGTCCCGGCGTCGTCACGCTCGCAAATTTGGGATTCGTTGGGATGGCCTGCGAGGTAAGCGAGGATGCTGGCGACGTGCTTCCCGGCGTTGAGGCGCTGTAGAAAATATTATTGCTTCCCGTGAGCGTCGGACCAGAGACTCCAGTGTTTGAGAGGTAAACATTCTGCGTCCCGGTGTTGGTATACGCTGGCTGGGCAATGATATTGTTGACAAGGTTCAGTGTTAACCCCGTCTGCGCGTTTTCATAGAAGGCCAGAATCGCACTCGCGTTGTTCACGTTATTCGCGTTCAAATCGGAAGAACAGTCCCATAGCGTGTTGTTGTAGATGTTCACCGTGCCGCTCCCCGCCGTTGTTGCTTCACCCGGGGAGGCAATGCAGGCATGGTTCCCGTCTGAATCGCTCGCCGCCTGAATGCCAACGTGGTGGACGATGTTGTTGTAGACGTTGATCGGACCTTGCGTTGGATCTAGGGTGGCTAGATTGATTCCAGCGCCATTCGCTCCCTCGATGTCGTTGTCATGGATGCTGAAATTTCCATAGCCTAGCGAGTCGTCGGGGCCGTAATTGATCTGTATCCCGTTGTAGGTACAGACGCTGGCGATCTTGTTCCAGCCGATTTCTTGTGTGTTCCCGTAGACATAGATCGAATGGTACTGCTTGTTCGACAGGCCGCCCGGTGCAGCGCAACCCGCACCAGTCACATAGTTTCCCAATACCTCGTCGTTCGTGCTGGAATCAGCTTCAAAGCCTCCGGATAGCGCTCCACTTGATCCATAACAGTCTGGACACTGGATAACGTTGTTGACCGTGCGCATGTCTGGTCCTGCCGAGGTCTCGCCGAAGGATAGGGCACTCCCAGCAGCGGATGAGGTCGAGGTTCCGGTGAGAGTCAGTCCTGCCACCACCATGTACTCGTCTGAGTAGTCGCGGATGCCGCCCGTCACGTAGCCGTCACCGCCAATAATTACAGTAGCTCCGGGCCTCGCCATGACGGTAGTTGGAATGGCTGCCGTGAAGCCGCTGTCGAACGCAAGCGCGGAAAATAACTGGCCACCGAAGTAGGGGAAGTTCGCTCCGTTCAGGAAGACGAGGGTATCGCCCTGCGCGAGGCAGTTGTAATAGGGCTGCGGCGTTCGGGCATTTGTAGCTGGCCCCGTGTTGCCGCTTCCGCCGTTCAGTCCTATGCTTACCACGTTGGTCAGCGTCCACGGGCTTGTATAGGTGCCACTCCCACCCAGCCCATCGCCCGCCGTGCCGTTCTTGAAGTTTGCGCAGGTGAACGCTGTTCCTGTCGTCACGTTGTCGATGCCCGCGCCGATGTAGTAGATCGATCCTGAGCGAACCGTGAAGCTTAGATTAGAGCACGATCCACCCGGCGCGGTGATCACGATGCTTCCACTCCCCGTTGTCCCACTGGGAACCTGAAAGCCGAGTTGTTGACGATTGCCCGTATTGTCCGCGCCGAGGTAAATCTTGTTGGTGACGGCGGTACCGTTGACCGTGATGGTTATTGCCGAAAGCGAAGATCCGAATCCCGTACCGAACACATCGACATACGTTCCGCCGCCGCCCTCACCGCCGCTTGCTGGACCCGATTGCACATCTTGGTACATGCAGACGGGCGCAGCGTGAGCAAGGGCAGGACAGAGCAGCGCGAGGATGATGAGTAGTGTTTTCATTAGCTGCTCGCCGCCGAGAGCGAGGAAATCGTCATACCTGTTGTGGTCGCGCCGTTGAGCGAGAAGCCCAGCGATGTTCCCGAGGTAGATGGCGTTCCAGTCATGCTTCCGGTGACCGTACCCGTAGGACCGACCACCGTAATCGTCGTCCCAGAGAGCGTAATCGTGTAATTTCCCAAAATGTTCCCTGTTGGAGTGCTCGCTCCGATTGTCGTGAAGCTCCCGCCATTGCCGTTGAACACGGTAAAAAAGTTTTGCGTTCCAGCGGCTATGTTGATAGCGACATAATTACCGGCGCTGCTATAACGAACAATGAATTGACAAGCAGAAGTAGTGCCTGTTCCAGTGCATTTCGTGAGATTGAAGCGAATGACCTCATTGGTAACGCCTGTATTGATTAGGTCAGTCTGGGCATTTGTGGTCGATGAAGAAACACCGCCACCTGTTTGATATTTATAGTCGGTTCCCGATGCGAGAACCCAAGTACACCCGCTTCCAGCCGTGCAGGTATTCGGAACTGTTCCCGCAAGGTTCGTTCCGCTTGCTGCCTCAGTGAAGTTGGTGTTCAGGTAGACCGACGTGGCCACGTTGTAGTAGGCGGTTCCGGTCGTGAAGTAGCCGCTGCCTTGGCATGATCCATATACCGGACCAGTTGCCGATACTGTAACCCCAGTCGCTCCTGCTACAGCAGTTGTTCCCAGAGAGGCGAATGGAGACCCTCCAGAACAGGCGGTAGTGACGGTAGCTCCTGAAGCAATCTCTCCTGCGTTCGGAGTAAAAGTCGGCGTGGCTCCGAGCGGAGGCCAGCTTGCAGCGGGGAGGAAATTTCCGGCCCCTACATTGACGACTGCCGTGGTGATGTTAGATGGGTCTACGACATTCTGAACCGTATTGTTGTTGCTATTGTTGTCGAGGCTTATCCCAGTCGTTCCATATCCGCCGATCGTGTTGCTCGTAATAGATGTGTACGTTACTGCTGCACCCGAAATAAAGGTGGTTGTCGGCTGCCCTGAGACCGCGCTTAGAGCGTTGCCTGTAATCGTGGAATCGCTAACCGTGTTTAGTTGGATACCTGCCACTGGATACGTCAAAAGGTTGTTGCTGTTAATCGCCAGTCTTGAAGAATTTACGGCTTTGATTCCAATAGCCCCAGCCGATCCTAGTCCGTTCATGGCTAGATTAGACACCGTAATTCCGGCAGAGTTTTCAATATCCAACCCAGTCGACGGGAAAAATACGGTGCTCAACCATCCTCCCTTTATCTCCACGTTGCTCTCTGCTGCGGTAGTAAGACCATTCAAATAAATACCTGTGTTGTAAAATGTATCAGTGATGCAATCAATGATGTGAATATCCCCTGCGGTATTCCCCCCCGGTGCTGTGTTGAAGATGTATATTCCGTAGGTCTGAAACTCCGTCTCGAACCCGCGTATCATGATGTCGTTCAGGTCTACGCCCTTGGCAATAAATCCGTAACTGGTGACACTAGAAAATCCGGGGGTTACGATCTGCGATGTGGAGTCGCGAAGACGAAATGACTCGGTGCCAAAGGCCCCATTCAGGTAGAACCCAGCAACCGCCGTCCCCGGATTGAATCCGTTCGCGCCCCATAGAGACCCGGAGTTTTGGACGTACCCAGTGCCGATTGAGGCAGCATTTTGAAAGTAGAAATTGCAGGCTGAGTCCTCGGACCAAACACGGTCAACGGAAAATCCACCGTCAAATTGAATCGACAATCCAGAAGGTCCCAGCGGACATCCGGTGCCTGATACTGAAGCAGCCACCGTCCGCATGAGGGTGAAGTTGCTGAAGTTATTGAATGAGATTGGGTTGGTGTAAACGCCCGTAGGGGAAATGGCTACGATGGTATCCGCAGTTGCAGACGTGTTGTAAATGGCGCTCGCAGGGACATTGGCAGCGTTCGCGTTGGCTATAGCCGTCGTGATCGCGCCGTTCGATGTACCTGAGAATCCAACACTCGATTGGGTGATGGTCGTGACGCCGGATACTTTGTACTTCAGCGCCTGCAACAAGCACTGATGAGGGCCTACTGCCGTCGCGCAAGCATTGAACGCCACGGTGTTGTCCGTTCCACCTGAACCGGAGCCTGAGTAGTCTCCCACCGCACCGAACCATTCCACCGGGGTAACTGGATTTTGCTTGCCAAGGTTTACAGACGCACCCGAACCGAGAATGAATAACGCACCAACCGGGGCCTGGACGTTACCTGTGAGCGTCAGTACTTGGCCAGCCGACACTGTGATCGTTCCGCCGAGGCTGAAGATGTCTCCACTAATAGTTGCCGAGGTAGTTACGTTGTAATTGGTTCCAAAGCCCAAGAAGTTCGGAGAGGTTGCCGAGGCTGCGGTGGGAGCAGTGGTCGCTCCGTTGCCATACAGAAGTCCGTTGGGAAAGACGATAGTGTTCGGGCATGGCCCAACTACCCAAGTTGACCCGGCTCCGCCCAGCGCACATTGTCCGTTGACCGGTGCGAGAGATGTAGGCACTCCTGTTCCCGTCGTGTTAACTAACAGCCCCGTTCCCAACCCAGACAGCAGCGTGCCGTTGATTCCCTGTACTGTCGTAGCCCCGCCAGTTGACGTGCTCGTTGCGTCGCCGGTAAGGGCATTGAAACTCCCACCGCCACCAGAACCAATGAGCGTCCAAGTTCCACTCTGGCAGGTGTAAATCGTACCCAGTGTAGCTACCTGTTCGTCAGGAAGATTGACGGTGCAGGCTCCGCTCGGGGCCGCGGTAACCAGAAGTATAGTGGGGTATGCGGGTTGCTGCGCGCGCGCTGAAATCGCCGCTATGAACACCACCAGCCCGCAGATAATCTTTTTCATTGTTTTCACCTTAAGGTTGGCATGAATAATCGAAAGTAATACTGCCTGTAGCTACCGATACGGCAACCGAGACGGACACACCTGTCGCGGTTGCAACGCTGTGGCTCAGGCCCAGAGAAGTCGCCCCGCCGTTTTGCGAAACAGAGCAGGCGTAGGCGGTAGTCGTCGTCGGCCACACCAGCGTCAAAATCGTCCCAGCAGAAACAGTCGTCGCCGTCATGGTGTAGGTGCCGCGGAGATTGGTGCAGGCCGCCGTAGAACACGAGACCGCAGAAATTCCAGTTCCTGGAACAGTCGAACTAATAGGGCTGGAGACGGCTGTGGTAATAGTGCAACTCCCGCCGAGTACACAGGTCTGTCCATTGACTGTCGTAAACGGATTCGCCAGATTGGAGTTAGGCAACGCCCCGCTCACGCCGCCCGCCGTGCTGCTCGCCAAGTTTACGGTGGAGAAGTTCATCAGTGAAGTAAACTCCGACCCACCGTTGAGATCGACCTTGAACAAATGAGAGGAGTCAGCGCGGATCGTGTCCACGCCTACTGCTGGTGTTACCGCAGTTCCCGCCTCGGCAAAGGCTCCGCAACCAGATAACCCGGCGCAAGCGGTCGGAGGAGATGATCCAACCCCCAAGCCCGTTGTTGCGGTCAGAGTTGTAAAGGAGCCAGGTCCCTGTGTTGTCTGGCCTGTGCTGGTCGGGTTGATCGCCCCCAAGGTCAAAGTGATCGCGGGCGTCGTAGTTGCTGTTGCTACAGATCCTGAAACGCCGTTGGCCGTGGTTACCGAAACGCTGGTTACCGTACCGGACAAGGGCGTTGACCATGTTGTCAGACCCGTGGGCCCGCCACTGGTAAGCACCTGACCTGCGGTTCCAAGACTTCCTCCTACCTCGTAGGCCAAAGCGTTGAAAGTCTCGGACCAATTGAGAGTTTCGTCGTAGAATGGCGATCCGGTATGAGTGAAACTTAGATTACCAAAGCTATCATTCGTCTGAAAGATGCTCGTAGTCGTCTGCGAATGCAAGAGATACATCAGCGACCGAG